TAATATTGTCTTTATTTTTCAAATAATATTTAACAGCAGATATTTTATAATCTTCGCTTTTATGCGTCATTCATATAATAAAAAAAGAATATTTATTTGTCCCATTTTAAATCTTCAAGGGTGTAAAGAACAAAAGTTAAAAGAACTAGATGAACTAATTATTAAAGAATGTGAATATTGTGATGAAGAATTTGAAGTTGCAACTACTAATAGTTGGAAAACAAGTTGTTCAATATGTTATAAAAAATTATTTATAATTTGTTCTGACTGTAATAATAAAGTAAAAGTACAAAAGGTTAAAAAAGATGGTGAGAATAAAAATAAATTATTTTATAAATGTAAAGAATGTAATAAATTTGAATGGTCTAGTATAAATTAAAGACTCTTTATTTACCACTTCGTCGACTTCTTAACGGCTATTCTAGGTCCTTGGCCTCTTTTTTTCACATTATTTGGGTCATATTGTTCTTCATCATCGTCATCATTTATTTGCTTTGATAAATCCCAGAACTCCTTTGATCCCAATCTAAAATCACCATGAGCATCTGCCTTATACCAAAATACTTGATCTTGTAATTTATTTGATTTCGCATTGTTATTGATTACAAGACATTCATAATTCTCAGTACACTGATCCATAACCTGACAAAATGATTCCAATGTAGGAAACATACCCGCATAATTCTCGTATATTCTTTTTCTATTGGCAATATATGGCTCTCTTAATATAAAAACGTAATCTATATTGGTGCGAAGAGTTGGTGGAATTCCTAACGGATATTGCATTGTAATGACCAACATTATCTTCCAATGTCTACCATTCATAAATAGGAGACGCATCATTTTATCCTTTGCCCATGTGTTGTCATATAAACAATCATCTAAAATAACGAAAGCACGGGGGTCAATTGTAGATCTTTTAAATTGCTCCATTTCACTCTTAATTTGTTTCAATACACCACGCTGTCTCTTTAAAATATTCTCAATAATAGATGTATTATATTCATTATGAATAAACAACTTTGGAACTAGTTTTCCATAAAAACCGTTACCTTCTTCAGTTCCAGATATAACAGTACCTATAGGTATATTTTGATGATAAAATAGTAAGTCTCTAACTAAAAAACTTTTACCAGTGTCACGACGACCAATAAGTACTACAACTGGACCCTTTGATTCGTCTGGTTTAAAGCTTATACTTCTCATATCAAACCTCTTTAATTCCAAATTCATTTATACTATGACACATTTTATTTTTTCAAAATATTTAACGAAAAAAATAAAATATATTCTTTAGTAAATTAGTTAAATAAATTTTATAATTATATTTTTATTAGCTAAATGACATTCTCGATAAACTACAAGAAGAGGAAGAACACGCACTTATTTGCTAAATTTCAGAATAATAAAGACATACAACTAACAAATAGCCAAAACTACATTCCAATTTATGACAAATTTTTTTCATTAAATCAAACAAATTATAACTCCATTAATTTAAATCATAAATGGTATATAAATGATATTAAAATAGACGATATTAATAAAAATAAAAAGAAGAATAAAAATGACAATAAAGAAGACAATAATATTTGTAAAGATCCAGTAAATACCTTTGTATGTAAGCTAAAACATTGTGATGATGAAAATAAGTGTGTAAACCAGAAAGTATTTTTCAAAATGGCTCCTTTATTAGATCCATTCAAATATATTGCTGGTAAATATAATTTAGATGATACTAATTTATTCAATTTACCCCAGCATAATTCATTAAAAGAACAACTAGTTCATCCAAAAATTTTAGATACAAATAATTCTTCTTATGTAGACGGTTTTTTTTCATTTCTTGGAAGTCATTTATTAAATAATCATAATGTTATTAATTGTGTTGACTATTATGGATCATTTATTGGATTAAAACAAAATTTTAAAATAAATATAATTGATGATCTTGAATATTTAGTTGAGTCACAAGCTTTTAACCAAAATAAAAATATATTATTTACTGTTGATGATTATTCACACTTGTTTGTTGATATTGATGAAAATAAAAAATTACCTCCACTAACTTTTTCTAGTTCACTAAAATCTGTTCTTTCTATCAAATCAATAAATAATGATTTATTTGAAGATCTTTTTGACAAGTCATCAAATAATAATGATTTAATTAGCAATAATAATTTAATTGATGATAATAATCTTGTCGATTTAACTGATTCAGCCGATTTTCAATATTATACAAACAAAGAACAAAAATCAGATACATTAAAATCGGGTTCTGATTGTTCTTCACGTACATCTCATACAGATGATGATAGCGAAATTGATATGGATGAACAAAATGATTGTATTGAATACACATCAATAGGAAGCAAGAAAAGTACTGAAAAAGAAAAGGATGATGATTCCGTTTGGGAAGAAATTACTAATGATAATAGTACATTTATAGATGATGATGAACAAATATGGCTAACTATACCAACATTTCCAGTTCAAGTAATTTGTTCTGAGCATTGTGAGGGAACATTTGATGAACTAATTGTTTCTGATGATTTATCTGAAGAAGAATGTTTAGCAGCTCTTTGTCAAGTAATAATGACATTAATTATTTTTCAAAATAGTTTTTCATTTACTCATAATGATTTACATTCAAATAATATTATGTATACAACAACTTATGAAAAATATATTTACTATAAATTTAAAAATATTATTTATAAAGTTCCGACTTTTGGAAAAATATATAAGATAATTGATTTTGGACGTGCTATATATAAATTCAATGGAAAACTTTTTTGTAGTGATAGTTTTCAAATTGGAGGTGATGCCGCAACACAATATAATACTGAACCATACTTTAATGAAAAAAAACCACGTTTAGAACCTAATTTTAGTTTTGATTTATGTCGTCTAGCTTGCTCTATTTTCGATCATATAGTTGATGATTTTGATACCACAAAAAAATTAGAAACATGTAGTCCATTACAAAAAATTATCACAGAATGGTGTATTGACGATAATGGTATTAATGTTTTGTATAAAGCTAATGGAATTGAACGTTACCCTGACTTTAAATTATACAAAATGATTGCTAGACATGTTCATAAACATACTCCACATACTCAACTAGAGAGACAAGAGTTTAAGGAATATATATTCAAAAGTTCGTCAAAGTTACCAAAAGGTTGTATATACATAGATATTGATAGTATTCCTAGTTACATTTAGGGTTATAGAAAAATATATTTATAATATATAATTATATATTGTAAATGGATTATGGATTTATTATAACAAGACATGTAAATTCACAAGAAACCAACAATTACTGGAATAATTGTGTAAAATTGATACAAAAATTTTACCCGATGAAACAAATTATAATTATCGATGATAATAGCAACCAACAATTTATTAAATCAGAAAAAGATTACAATAATGTCACTATTATACAGTCCGAGTATCCTGGACGTGGAGAATTATTGCCTTTTATATATTTTTTAAAATATAAATGGTTTAAAAACGCAGTTATTATTCATGATAGTGTATTTATACATAAAAGAGTAAACTTTGAAAAAATTACTGTCCCAATAATCCCACTTTGGCATCATCCTTATGACAAAGAAAATGTATTAAATTTTACAAGAATACTATCGCAATTATCAAACTCTTTTTTATTAAAACAAAAGTTGGCATATAATGATAATACTATTATTTTAGGACGTAATGGAAAAGATACATTTGATCTTTGTTTTGGAGCACAATGTTTTATAAATTTACAATTTCTTGAAAATATCGAAAAAAAATATAAACTAACAAATTTAGTAAACGCTATTCGTAATCGTCCAGATAGATGTTCATTTGAGAGAGTTATTGGATTATTATTTGATACTGAATACCCAGATATTAAAAAATATAAATCATTATTTGGACTAATTACAAAGTATCCAAATGCCTTTTTTTATAATTATACACATTATCAGAATGATTTAAAATATTTAAAAAAGGTAGTTAATCCTTTTGTTAAAGTATGGACAGGAAGATAAAAATAATATTAATTTAATAATTATTATTATTTCAATAACTAAACTAGTATTTATAGTTTCTTACATAACTTAGTGTATCCTTCATTATCATTATTTATTATTAATTCATTTAATTCATTAATTAATTCTATTCTTTCATTTTCTTCAAGATTATATATTTTAGCAATAATATTTTTTGGATCTAATGTTTCAACAACCAAGTTGTTTATAATCATTACATTATGTGTATCCAATAATACATTATATAATACTTCACCATTATACTTTATTAATTCAACACCATTTTTTACATGTTTAAGCAATTTTTTTGCTTTAACAGGAGATGTTTTATTAATTATTATTTTATGATTTTGACTTATTATTGTATCTTTTGATGGAATATTAGTTCCTAAACTATCTTTTTTAATAAGAACCAAATTGTTTTCAAGAGTTCGTGTTTTAGTTACAGCTTTAATTGCTTTATTTCGTATCGTGTGTATACCTGGAACAATATTTTGGATCTCGATTATTCCTTGATCTGTTACAACAGGTGTGTCTTTAAAGAAACAAATTGGAGACAGCGGTAAATCTTTTTCTAATAAATAATAAAATTCACTATAACCCTCTTGTAAAAACTTAGTCTTTGGAAATATCTTTTTCAAAGTCTGTAAAGAAACTCCATTTTGTCTATGATAAGATATGCTAAAACCAGGATCAACATAATTAAAAGAAATCGAGTTTATTGTACCATTCATATCAGTTACATTTATTTGTACTAAACCAGCTGGATTTGGAGGTGTTATTATTGTTAGTTGTGTTTGTGAAATTAATGTAAAAGGAATACTTACATTGTTTATTTTAATATTTGCAATATAATTAAAATTAGATCCATTTATTGTAACAGATGTTCCTCCAATTATTGTTCCAAATGATGGATCAATTGATGTTATTATTGGGCCAGGAGTTAAGTATGTAAAAACCTGGGGATTTGATATTTCAGACCCTTTTGTAATTGTTACATTCACAGGACCTATATTATTACTAACAGGTGTAATAAATGTTAAATAGGTCGATGAAATCAATGTAAAGGGTACTATTACATTATCTATTTTCAATACAGAATTATTATCGAAATTATAACCACTTAAAGTAACAGTAGTTCCACCAGAAATCGGTCCAGATGATACATCAAGAGATGTAGTAAATGGTTTATTAGAGAATACATATGGGGTATTTGGCGAATTTGAAGCCCAGTATGTATTGAAATTAGACAAAGTTAAACTAGCAGAGCTGTCTCTCCATACACCACCAGAAATTGTTGAACTACTCGCTAATGAGTTTATATAATTTATTGGTATAGGAGATAAACCAGTAGCACTTTGTGGACTATTCAATGTATAACAATTTTTTATAATCACAACTATTGTGGCTTTATTGTCATTGTATACAAAACCAGGTCCTGCATTACCTATCGAACCGCCGCAAATAGTACCATTATTATAAAATCCAATATTAGGAATTTCACCAATTGAATAACAATTTTCTATTAATATTTTTGGGAAATATTTAGATGACATGTAGCCAACTTCACCGCCAATAATGCCTCCTGCATCTCTTCCAGTTACACCACCTCTAGAGTAACAACCTGTTATCTTTATCCATTCATTTGTGTTAAATCCAACCCATATACCTGCTATTCCACCACATGCTCTTCCATTTATAGTTCCAGTAGAATAACAACGACTAATGCTAACTATACCATTGGTATGGCCTGCTTCTGATCCAACAATTCCTCCTGATCCTTGTCCATTTATTTGACTTGCTGTTGAATAACAATTAATTATTTCCACATTACCATTTGTATGACCAGCATGAGACCCACATATTCCACCAGCATAATTATTGTTTATTATACCTGTTGAATAACAATCTGTTACTCTAAGTTTGCTAAAATATGACCCAGCAAAAGGTCCACATATTCCACCAGAATTATTACTATTTATATTTCCTGTGCTGTAGCAATTTTTAACAATAGAATTTCCAAATACAAAACTTCCACATATTCCACCAGCATAAACTCCTGCTATAATACCAGTTGAATAACAATTAGTAACTATTATATTGCCACCAGCATCTCCCATAAAAGATCCAATTACTCCTCCAACATCATTATTATTTATAGTACCAGATGAATAACAATTTGTAACTGTAACATTTCCACCATAGGCACCCATATAACTTCCAATTACACCTCCAGAATATTGACCATTTATAGAACCTGTTGAATAACAACCCATAATTATATTATTACCATACGATCTAGTACAGAAATTTCTGCCAACAATACCACCACTGAGTGTGGAATTTATATTTTCTGTTGAATTTAAATTACTTATTATTATATTTGTTGATCCATTACCAAAATATTCTTGACAAAACCAACCAGCTCCACTAACTAATGTAGACACATCATTTAACCGAACCATCGACAAATTTTTAATAGTAATATTTGATTTTCCTGGTATTTGTGAAGTTCCATTTTGAAATAAACCTAAATAATTTGTAATAGTGTTCAAAGATATTTTGCTTATTATTCCGTTATATGATCCATCAATAGTAATGTTGTCCGATCCTATAATAAAATAATTATCTGTTCCTGCTCCTATTCTAAAATCTGTTGCTTTATTTAATTGCATGTCTGTAGTTAAATATAGATTTAATCTATTACTTCCTGTGTATTTCAATATTATCGGAAAATTAAAATAACGTATATCTATCCAATTAGAATTATCTAGAGACATTTGAAAAATAAATTCGTTATCAGTTGTTAATTGACGCCAATACATATTGTCTAGAGAACTTTCTATTTCTAACAGTTTATTATTAACATTAAATGGCAATGAAATACCAATACTATTTTGTATAGTTAATTGAATAGTTTGGGGATAACTTTCATTAAATGGCAATTCTAAAATTATTTGATTCGCTGATATATATGTGTAAGAAATAGTGGTATTGTTTATTTTTAAAATACTATCTGTCGTAATATTTTTACCTTTAATATCAAATATCATCTTAACATTTTGCGTGTCTAATTTTCTTCCAACAGAAAAAATATCTGGTTTATATAGAGAATATTTTGTCATTAAATAATTTGTAATTATTTCATTATTAGTAGGAGTTATATTTGAACCAGTTAAAAATATAATTTCACTAATATAACCATTCCAATAACGATTTAATCCAGTTATGTTTCCACCTATCATACCTCCACTAGCTATTCCCATAATTTTAGCTGTACTATTTGTAGTTCCTTCTAAAATATTATTAGTATATACACTTCTAGTATTTTCTAACCAGTTATATGCTATCAAATTAAAATCTCTTAATAATAAGTTTGTATTTGTGTTAGCATTAATATTTACTTTTGGAGTACCCCAATTATTGAAACTATAAGCTGTTCCTGTATTATCAAATCCCATATGTAAAGATTTTTCATCTTGACCTCCACTTTTTGCTCCCCAAAATAAACTTAGACCTGGATACGTTAGACTTTTCATAACAAAATAAGCTATATGTGTTGTTCCAACTAAAAAATTTAAACTTATATCAAATTCATCCAAAGTTACACCTGAAGCCATATCAAAATATACAGAATTTAATGTTCCATCATATATTGGACGTTTTGTTGCTACATTTTGTATAGCATTATTACCTTTACCACTTTGATCATACCATAATGATATTCCAAGATTTGAATCTATTACCATTGTACTTGGATCATTTTTTAACCATAATGCCATATTAATTTCATTTATAGTTTGAGGTACTGGTGTAACCATTTCAGATTGAGAAATATATCCTAATCCTAATGAACCTACATTGGTAATATTAGTTAAATTTCCTGATACCAATGTTTTCATAGAAATAAGACTATTTGAACCAATATTATCTCCTGAACCTAATTGACCCCATGTATTTGAACCACAACCATATGCGGTTCCATCACTCATTAATACATAACTATTTGTCCAACATGCTGAAATTATATTTGGACTTTTATCATATAATGATGATATTTGTGTAAATGTTAATCTGTTTGTATTATCATTTAAACCCAATTGACCATCGTTGTTCAACCCACAACAATAAATATTATTATTATTCATAATAATTAGAGTATGGTATCCTCCACAACTAACTTGTTTAATTGATGATCCAAAAGGTAAACTATCTATTATTATTAAATTATGCTGATTAATTGTATTATTAATTCCTAACTGACCTGAACTATTTAACCCACAACCATATAATGTATTGTCAGTCATCAATACTATTGTATGATATCCACCACATATTACCTCTTTAACATTTTTTCCCTGAGGTAAGTTTACAATAGATAAACTTAAACTGTTATTTGTCGTTCCGTTACCTAATTGACCATTACTATTTAACCCACAACTATAAACTGTCCCATCTGTCATTAATATTACTGTATGATAACCACCACAACTAAATTGTTTAACAGACTTACCTGATGGTAAAGGAATAATTGTTGCTGTTGATCTGTTGATTGTGTTATTTATACCAAGTTGACCTGAAGTATTAAGTCCCCATCCACATAAAGAACCATCAGTTAATAAAGCAACTGTATGATGTTCACCACAAGCTATACTATTAACACCAAAAATACCGAATGAAAAAGTAATTAAATTTAATGTTAGTTTCCTAAAATTATCTCCAAGACCTAACTGTCCATAACTATTTAAACCACATGAATATATAGTTTTATCTTCCATCAATACTATTGTATGAGCTTTACCGTATATCACATTTTTAATTATTTTATTTGTTATATTATTCATTTTTGAAAAACTATTTTGGTCTATAATTGTATTATTACCCAAAGAACCGTATTCATTATATCCTGTTCCCCATAGATTTTTGTCAAGATCAATCAACATAGTATGTCTGCCAGTTCCTTCTGTATTTGTTATTGTTGGTGTTTCATAAAATGGTGAATAGATATAGCCGTTATAGTTGATTTGTTGAAGCATAAGCGATACACCACCTTGTCCAACACTTCTTGTAATAAGTCTTAAATATGAACATGGTTCTGTTTCATTATTGACAAAAAATGTTTTAGGCTGCCATATAGTTGTGTCATATGGTGTAGAAAGCTGTGTTTGTGAATAAATTAGTTTCCAATTTGTTCTATCATTCGAACCAACAACAGCCATACTTACTGGCATATGATTTATTTGATTGGGAAATGATGATCTTCTTGGTGTTAGGCTTATGCTTTGTACCATAATTTTATAAGGTACCAATATATCGAGCCATACTCCATAAATATCTGAAGATCCTTCTATATTTCTTGTTCTCCAGTCTTGACCTGTTCCACCCGTAAATTGTCCATCACTAAACATATTATAACTCCAATAAAGACCAGTTGCGTCACTTGCCCAAAAATTTTCTCCGATTGAAACAGTGTTATTTTGATTGAAAGCATTATACCCTGAATATTGAGCACCATTCGAATTTTCTCCAGATGACCAAACAGTATATGTTCCATTTCTAAAAGTTTCAGTTTCGTCTGATAATACACCAATATTAAAGTTATTTGGTGGAGCTCCAGGTTGTGGAGCAGTTTCATTAAAAAATATCTGTGGTCTATGGATTACATTAGAATTTATAGCAATTGGTGTTTCTAAGTCAACATACTCTAATGTTTTATTAACTGTGAAATTTTCATTATCTATTATACTTAATTGTTTATTTCCAACGGATCCAGGTGGAGCTACAATATCTATTTGCTTACCTGACACAATATTAAAAGGAATACTTATATTCGATAGTTTAACATCAGTTATATTAGTTAAATGATTACCAATTATTGAAATAGTTTTTCCTCCATCTTGTGGTAAAATAGAACTAGTTAAATATTTAACTTTTGGCAAAGGTGGATAAGCTATACCATAATAATTTAGTTGTTGTAAACTAACAATACCACCCCAGTTTGCTCCTTGTTCTGGACTTATTTGTCTTACAATTAATCTTAAGTATGAATAAGGTGTTTGATTATTACTTGTAAAATTGATAGTTCTTATAGCTCCTCTAGTATTTTGATAAGCCTCAGTAGTTCCCGAATAAATAATATTCCAATTATAATTATCATTTGAACCAACTATAACAAAACTTCTTGGAGCTTTGGAAAAATGATAACCATATGGGCCTTGACTATTTTCTTGGGTGGGCATAATTTCAATCTTATTTAATATAATTCTATAAGGCAACTCTAGTTGGATCCAATCTCCAGATATATCAACTGAACCTGATATATTTCTTGTGAATTTAGCATCATTTATCTCTTGATAATTACCTGTTGTTTTACTATATGAACCAGCACCGTACCACGCTGTAAAATATCTGTCCCCGCTAAAGTTTCTATTAAATACTCTGAATGGATCAAACCTCGTGTCATTACCTTGTTTAATTGTTGATGATGCTGTAATAAAGTATTCACCATTTCTATAATCTGCTGATTGATTATTTAATATTAATGAATTTGTTGAAAATAAATTTGAATTAAATATTACATTACAAAAATTATCTAAAACAGTTGTTGATGGAACCAGTATAGTATTTTGTTGAATACTATCATAGGTTTCAAAATTATATGTTGAACTTAGAGAAGATATATTTGATACATCAGATAATAATCCATTTTCCAAACGTTTCATTGATACAAAAATATTTGAACTTGTATTATTACCTGTTCCTAATTGTCCCCATTCATTTGAACCAGCTCCGTATATTGTTCCGTCTATCATAAGCATATGTGTATTTATCCAAGAGCAACTTATTTTTTGGATTATTTTATCTGATGGATATGAAGTAAGAGTTAAAGTTGAAATATTGTCTGAATTATTACCTGTCCCAAGTTGACCATCTGAATTCAACCCACAACCATATAATGTTGCGTCAGTCATTAATATCATTGTATGATATCCACCACAACTAATTTGTTTTACTATTTTTCCATCTGGTAAATTTATTATAACAGGAATATTTTGTTCAATTAAATTTCCAGTTCCTAATTGTCCATTTGTATTTTGTCCACATACATAAACTGTTCCATCTGTCATTAATAATATAGTATGATATCCTCCACACGCTATTTCTTTAACTGTTTTATCTGAAGGTAAAATCATGGCAGCTAAACTTGTTTGATTTGTATTATTTCCTATGCCTAATTGGCCATTTACGTTTAATCCGCAACTATAGACACTTCCATCTGTCATTAACACTACTGTATGATAACCTCCACATCTTACTTGTTTAATATTTTTACCTAGTGGTAAGCTAATTAGTGTCAAAGTATTCATATTTGTAGTATTTCCAATACCTAATTGACCTGAGCTATTTAGACCACAGCTATATAAAGAACCGTCAGTCATTAATGCGACCGTATGATTTTCTCCACAATATATGTTATGAGCAATTTTTTTGTAGTCTAAATTAATTAATCCTAATGTATTACTTTTTTTTGTATTTTCTGTACCTCTTTGTCCAAAACTATTTAAACCACAAGAATATACTGTACCATCTGTCATTAAAACAACAGTATGTGACTTTCCGTGAGATATTTGTTTAATAGTTTTTCCTGTAGAATTAGTTAATTGAGATAATACATTTGTATTAATGTTATTAGAAATACCTAATGACCCATGTTCATTATATCCTGTGCCCCATATATTTTTGAAGTTATCTATCAGCATCGTGTGTCTTCCTGTACCTTCTAATTGAATATTAGATGTGTATTTTTCCATTAAATAATTAGTTATAATTTGATTGTTAGTTGGTGTAATATTTGAACCAGCAAGAAAAATTATTTCGCTTATATATCCTGTAAAATATCCTTCTTGAACCTGCTCAATGAATTTATAACCACCGTATCCGTATATATTACCTCCTATTATAGAACCAGCTCCAAATGAATTTAGTTTAAAGTTAGCATTAGATGTACCTTCTAGAATATTATTTGTATATACACTCTTTGTTGTTTCTAGCCAATTATATGCTACTACATTAAAATGATCATCTTTAAAATTTGGAGTAACATCAAATGTTACACCAGTGCTCAATAATTTTATATTATATTTATCTATTTTGCCTATGTCTCCTGATAATAAATTTGTAAATCCAACATAGGGTAGTTGTTCCGCCGTTATTCCGAAGTTTTCTGTAGATCTTGAACCATATAACGCACTACCTGTTTTAGTTCTTTTTATTACAAAATAAGCAATATGATCTTTACATCCTGTTGCTGAAGTTTCTATTGCTGAATTTAAATCAATATCTAATTCACCATTTATTCCATTAAAAAATAATGAACCTAAAGTTGCATCATAAATTGGTCTCTTATTAGCATCAGACTTAGTTGCATTTCTTCCTCTACCGCTCTGATCATACCATGTTGATACTTTATTATTAGCATCTAAAACCATTGTGCTTGGATCATTTTTCAGCCATACTGCCAAACTAATATCATTTATTGTTTGATTTAAATTTAATAAAGCATAACGATAATTCATAATGTCTTCTGTAAAATACAAATTTACTAAATCAATATTATCTGATTCTAAAATCCAATCACCACCATAGCCTGTTACATTTATTGATGATCTTATGTGTAATCCATATTCATTTTTGAATTTTTGAATTATAGTTTGCCAGTGTTGATCATAACAATTACATGTTATTAGATCAAAATGATCCATTCCAAAATTTTCTTTTAAATTATTCAAAAACAATTTAAATTCATTAAATTGTGAAAAATCATCAGTAATATTATTTATTGAATTAATTGGTAATCCAAAAAAATGACCGTTATTCTCTCTAACAATTCCAATATTTATTAATAGTCCCAAATTAAGTTTTTTAATGTTAGAAAAAATTTCAGAAAATGATTGTATAGAAGAATTTATATACAAATAAGTAACATTTGATAATAACTTATTAACTATAAAATCCTTGTCTGGTGTATTTAAGTCAATAAGAATTAGATAATCTCCATTTAAATTACCGTATTTATATTCACTATATGTTGGATCATTAATATTTTCATTTGGTAATAAAGTAAACACTGGTATGTTTTCTTCACTATAAATATCCAAATCATTGTTTTGCGAAACGTCAGCCATATCAAAAATATATGGATCATCTTTAGACAAAAACTCTGTGGTTAAAATTTCATCTGAAACATTACTAGACATATATATATATATAATAAAAAATAATACATATATTTTTATTATATCATATATCTAAAAGGCAGGGTTATCAGTAAAGGCAATAGGAATAGATGGTTTTACAGTTTCATTAATGACTGGTGATAATTGATCTATTATATAGCTTCCAAATATAACACTGACATAAACTAATAATGTATCTCTTATCAGAAACTTTAATGGTTTAGTTTCGTGATCTACATAACGCATTTCAAAGAATTTTGCTAAAAAAAATATTCCAGAAATAAATCCAGCTACTAAAAATATATTATCCATATAAATACATTTTTAGAATTATTGACTTATTTTTACGCATTTTAAGCTAAAACTTCGATATCATCTAATAAAATGTCATTATTATCCAATTTTATCTCTGGTGGATTAATAACATGTACATCTAATGTATCTAAATTTACTGGTTCATCTAAAATATTTAATTTTTCTCCATCATCATTGTCCTGTTCTTCTTCCATTTTACGTTGCATATTTCTTAACACGCTTATTTCCTCAAGTCGTTCAATTGTTTTTGGAGCAGTAATAAGTTCTTCTTGACCTGACTTTGTAACAACTCTGTCTACATCATCAAACTTAATAGAAACATTTTCTTTGTTGTCTCCACCCTTAGTATCAGTATCGGAAACTTCTTGAATATGTTTTGAAACAATTTCTTCCTTAGGTTTTTCTATGACTTGTTCTCTAATTTCTTCGACAACATCTTCTTCAACTGTTTCGTCCATATAAGCTCTTAAAATACTCTCTACAGGAATACTATCTCTAACAGCATTTAAAATACATTCTTGAACAATAATTTCGAGTTCTCTGTTGTGTTTTTGAACTTGAAGTGGAGGAACACCTAATTCAAACAAATATACATTTTTATATAATTTTCTTGCTACATAAAGATAAACTTTGTGAATAAAATCGTCTAATTTTGGTATATTTATATCTATTTTCTTTTGTTTTTGACCTACTCTCATAGCAGTAAGTAGCTTAAGTTGAATAATATGTATACAGGTAACTAATTCTTCTAAATAACTACAACCACTTCTTTGGATAATTCTTTTTTTTTCAGTTTCAATAATTGTTGAGTTCCAATTGGGAATTCTAGATATAAGATTTTGAAAAGTCATTAAGTATTTATCCATTTCATTATTCTGCTTACATAATTTATTTGATTCATCAAATATAGATTTAAAACCTTCTATTACTAAAGGTGTCATAATAATGAGTAATCTAGCACCCCATTCATTTTTAGATTCATGTAATGAGCTTACATTAAAATCGTCCATTTTTACTTAATATTGTTTTATTAAATTTGAAATTTAAACTTAAAAATATGATGTAATTACTATTTTTAAATCGTCTTATCTAAAATGATGTGAATATTTTTATGAAAAATAAAGGGGTTATTTTCAGTAACAAAAAATTTCCAAAAAGTAAAAAGGGAATCGAAAATTGGACATTTTTTGAATGTCCAAAAATGATTTCCTGAGAAAAGTTTTGAAAAACAGGGTCTGAAAACTGAGTTCTTACCATTTACGTGTAAAAATATATTTTTTTCGAAAAATAACGTTACGATATTTTTTTTGAGTATTTTAGAAAAATCTATAACCCAAAAAAATATTTGGCTACTTTAGGAAATAAATGGAAACCAAAGAGCCGAAAATTTTTGAGACAATTTTTTATTGTAAACTTTGTGACTATAGTACATGTAAAAGAAGTAATTTGACCAAGCATAAGTCTACAGGCAAACATAAAAAGGCTACTTTGGAAACTTTTGGAAACCAAAAAGTAGCGCTAGATAATTTTTTTTTATGTAAATTCTGCGAGAGGATATTTTCGTCTAAAAGTGGACTTTGGAAGCATAACCAAAAATGTAGCCAAATGGATCCAACACAGAAAATTCTCGAAGTGATAAAAAATGACAGCGAAGTACATAAGTTTTTAATAGAACAAAATAAACAATTAATAGAAAAAATAACGGAACAAAATAATCATTTAATGGAACAGAATAGTCAGCTTATTCAAGTAAACAATATTAACAATTCAAATATAGTAAATAATAAGATAAACAATAAATTTAATATAAATGTATTTCTGAATGAAACATGTAAAAATGCTATTAATATAAATGATTTTATTAATTCATTGTCTATTGGTCAAAAAGAATTAGAGACTACAGCAAAATTAGGATATGCCGAAGGTATATCTCAAATATTTATAGACGGACTTAAGCAGATTGATATTAGTATAAGACCAGTACATTGTAGTGATTATAAACGTACTATTTTATACATAAAAGATAACAATGAATGGATAAAAGATAATGAAAATAAAGATAAAATTACAAATGCTATTAAGAAAATAACATACAAAAATATACAACAAATAGCTGAATGGCAAAAAGCTAATCCAGAATATTCTAATCCTGATTCTAAGGTAAGTGATATATATATGAAAATGTTATGTGAAGTTATGTCTGGTAATTCCAAAGAGGAACAAGAAAAAAATTATCAAAGAATAATAAAAAATGTCTTAAAAGAAGTTACAATTGACAAAAAGAGTATTGTATAAAATTTGTAAATGAAATTTTCATTATAAATTTTACATAAAAGAGATATTTTCAAGACTTATATATTTATCAATAAACAGAAAATTAAGTATAAAAAACATTAATAATTTTTCATTACGAAATTCTTTTTTTACTTTACTAAACGCAACTAAAAACTCATATTTTTTTTCTTCTGTTAAGTTTCCATATCCTGTTTCAATTAATTGAATTAGATCTAGCCCGCTAAATGATTTTTCATATAGTTTATTTGTTAGATTATATAACGATATATTATTATTATCTTCTTCTGAATATTTTTTTAATTCTTTTTTAATCCAATCTGAACGTACGCGTTTATACTCAGATAATTGAAAAATTTTATTTAGATTATAAGAATATAGGTTTGTTTGTTTGTTTTCTATTACAGGTTCTGGAACATAAATTTCACAAAATCTGGATAAAATTGGTCTTAATAATTTATATTTATCTTCAACAACCATAAAAAAACGTGTATGATGACTAAATTGTTCAATACATCGCCTCAAAGCAGACTGAGCATCGACCGTTAGTTTATCACCATTTAATAACACGATAGACTTGAAATTATTTCCTCCATTTGTATTAATGTTTGTTTTGGCAAAAAATTTTAATTCATCTCTGATAAATTTTATACCTTTTCCATGAGCACAATTAACATAAAGAACATAGTCATTTATTTTTTCTTTATTTCCATCATATATTAGATTTATAAATTCATTTAGTATAGTACTCTTACCACTTCCTGTTTCTCCATTAAATAAAATATTAGGTATCTTTTTATTTTCATAAAAGTTATGTAATTTTTCCCTTATTTTTCTATGTATGTCTATAAAACTTGGATTTATATTCATTTAATAATAAATGTTCTAAGTATATTATTAAAATTATATTTATATGTTTTTAATATAAAATTATTAAATTTACTTTTTATTCTTTTTTTGTTTTTTGTTACTAGTGTTTCCATTTATATTATTAGGATTTGTTCCTCTTGGTGTTTTTTCAACTTTTTCACCAGTACTAAATATTTTAAAAATTTCTTCGTCAGATAATTTATTATTGTTACTAGTAGTTTCATTCATATTACAAAATCCTGACTCCTTCATTTTAGTAATATTTTCTGCCTTTTCTCTCATTCTTTCCTTCATTTTTGCGGTTTTCATATTTCTATTCAATTGCGACTCCATTGCTCCCATATTCATTTTTTTTGCCATACCACCCATACCCATTTGAGAAAATATTTTTTGCATATTATCCATTCCAGGCATATTCTTCATCTTATTTAATAAATCTAGACCTTCTTCCATTAGCTCGCTCTCCTTTATTTCACCTGATTTTAGCTTTTCGTCAAGCCTTGAACCAATGTTTTTAACCATACTCATTAATTTTGTAGGATTTTTGAAAAGTTTTTCGAAAACATATTTCGCATCTGATACATTATCCATATCTAAATTTAAATCTTTAGCTGTTTCCTCAGCTAATTCCATAGCAAATTTTCCTAATTTACCTCCCATAAGACTATTAATATGATTATGTAGATCTTCTGCTGATGGCATATTTTCTAGATTTATTGAAGACGCTGAATTGTCTATATCTGGAAAAACTGAGTTTAAAGATGTATCAAAAATATTTTTCATGTTTTCCATTGTTTCTTGTAGCTTTATTTTTAGTTCGTCTTCATTGATAGCTTCAAACAATTTTGCTGCGTCACCTAGTTCAGATGTATTATTTATAGAACCGATAACAGCGAATAATATCAATTGAAGGTACTTCCATATAGTCTTTCTTGTTGTATCACTTATATCACATGCCCATAATTGTTTAAAAACAATACCAGGAAGAAATTCAGTATTTACTTCAGAATTATCAAAAAAAATATCAGAATTTTGATAAAGAATATCAAAAAATCTCTCGGGAAATAATTTAATACAATGATTAAATACAAATTGTGTTTCTTTAATTGTATCAATATTTTTCCACCAACGCGCTATAATACCAGAATATTCGGGAAAAGTAATTAAAATATCTGACGTAAAATCATTAATAATCTTATAGAATTCTTCGGGAGGATTAATTTCAGTTGCCATATACAAAGATTAATAAAATATATTTAAATTAAATTTAAACAAATATATTTATTGAGGTACCATTAATGCTAATTTAGTTAAATTTTGAATATATTTCATTGTTTTCATCTGATTTTCTTTTGACATCATTTTTACAGGGTTTCTAAGTCTATCAATAGATTCCATGATTTTATCAGCATTATCATTTCTTGATAAATCCTGACTATAATCTTTTGTAATAAAAAAATCAATATCACCTTTTTCTATTTGTGATTGATATGGACTAACAACGTATGTAATCCAAATTCTTACTAATAATCTAGGATTTGCTTTTCTAATTGTTATAAGAGCATTTTTTGCAGTTAAAATATCTGGATCCTCAGGAAATACACTTTGAATATCATTTACAAATTCTTCAAAATGATTGTTAAAAACCGTAACTAAATTAGTTGACATATATTATTAATAATTATTATTAAAATCTTTAAATAATAATTCTTATATAATTATTACAATACTACAATATTTTTCTAAACTCTATATTCATTTAGTTCTTCAATATATTTTTTCGTATCTTCGTATCCTCCAACATAACTTAAGCCATCAAATATTATTGGAAACGTGTTAACATTTTTATTTGCTAATTTTGAAATAAATTCTAGAAATTCTTTTTTATTTTCAATTAACCAATCATCACAATCAATTATTTCATAACTATATTCATGTCTCTTAAATAATTCTTTCGCTTTTGTACAGTTAGGACAACCACTTTTTGAATAAATTATGAACATATCAGATTTAACTGGCTCAATAAATTGTTCCATAATATATAGTTACAATAATAATATTTTCCTATACAACTTATTTTTTTTAAAATTTATTTTTTAACAATTTATTTTGTTAGTTTCTATATTTCGCAAGATCCTCATCTCTTCTTCTTTGTAATGCTTCTAATGACATTTCACCTTCTTTTATTTTTCCAGAATTGTAGTTTTCCTGTGGAACAGATAGTGTTGGATTATCATATAATGATACATAACTATGCATTTGTCTAAGACCACCATCACCTTTAACACTCAACTCGGTATCACTCTGATCTAAAAAACTATAATTATCTGAAGCAATACCTCCTCCCATCGAAGCAAAACCATCAAAAGAACTAAACCCATCTTGAAATGCCATAGGAACCATATTGTTTTGTGTTGCTTGTTTAGTTTTTTGTTGAACTTCAGGTTTCAAATGTTTATAGATTTCATCACCATAAATTACCCTATAATTTTGAGCCATTAAAAGTAGAGCAGGAACACTCTTTACATTTTGTGGCATGAGAATTTTTTGTCCCTTTTCTAAAACAATGTATATTTTTCCATCTTCCTTTATTCTTTTATCAATACATATAAAATGAATATCCTTTGTACTTCCTGTTTTATGAACATATTGAAGTAGTTTTTTAGAATGTTCGCAAAAATTGCTATAATATAATATACTTCCCATTATTCTAAATATATGATTTTAAATAAATGTTTTTAACTTAATAAAATTACAATAATATTTATTGAAAAAAATTGAATTTAATAATATTCATAATATAATATTAAATATACAAATATATATATTTACAATGAACCCTAAGATTTCCGAATTAAAAGAAGAAGATGGAGTACTTACATTTACCATTTCAAATGTAGATGTTAGTTTCATTAATGCTATAAGAAGAACAATTTTATCTGATATTCCTGTTATCGGTTTTAAAACAAGTCCTAATTCATCAAATAATACAAAAATAAAAATAAATACAACAAGATTAAATAATGAAATTATAAAGCATAGATTAAGCTGTATACCAGTATGTATTTCTGATATTACATTTCCTGTAAAAAATTATGTCGTAGAAGTAGATGTTGAAAATAACACAGACACTGTTTTAATAGTTACAACAAAAGACTTTAAAGTTAAAGACTTAACTACTGATAAGTATTTAGATGATAATTCAGTAAAAAATATATTTCCACCATATATTCCACCAACAGGTAAAGGTGAGTATTATATTGATTTTGTAAGACTTAGACCTCGTATTTCAGATGAGCTTCAAGGTGAAAGAATTAAAATAGTTAGTGAGTTATCAGTTGTTACAGCTAGAGATGACAGCGTATACAATGTTGCGTCTACATGTTCTTATGGTTGTAGTCCAGATAAACAAAGAATGAAAGAAGAGTTACAAATTAGAAAACAAAAATGGAAGGATGAAGGAAAAACGGAAAAAGAGATTGATTTTGAGGGAAAAAATTGGGTTCTTCTAGAAGGTTTAAGATATGTGATATCAAATAGTTTTGACTTTATTTTGGAAAGTGTAGGGATTTATGAAAATAATGAGATTATGGTTAAAGCATGTTCAATACTTTTAGAAAAATTAAAAAATATGAATGAGCAAATAGAAAAAGATGAATTACCAATTAAGCCATCTGATAATACTTTGGAAAATTGTTATGATGTTACACTATTGAATGAAGATTACACTATTGGAAATATGCTAAATTATGTTCTTTATTCTGAATTTTATAAGTCTTTGAAATTCTTAGATTATGTGGGATTTAAAAAAATGCATCCTCATGATACAGATAGTCTATTACGCATTTCTTTAACTGATAAGACAAAGAGTGTTGATACTATAAAACAATTGTTAACAAAAGTAATTGAAGAATGTTCTAAATGTTTATTATCTATTAAGACATCTTTTGAAAAATAAATGGTTATAATGATATCAATTTCATAATGATAATAAATTCATAAAAATAATTACTTAATTTTTTTATGAACCTTGATATATTTTCGTAAATAATAATATTTTACATTTTTACGCTATCAATAAATCGTTTTCTCATATTATAATTCAAACAATACATTAACAAAGAAGGATGAATTTTATTTACATAGTCAATTACAACTGTGTTTGTGACAAATTCCTTCTTTTCCCTTAAATTTGTCAAATAATGTTGATGTATCTTAAACATATGAGTCTTATATTGTTCTGAAAATTGATTTAGTGGTCTTTCCTTTTTTACATAACATGAAATATAGTTTTTATGAAGTGTATTTGTAAACATGTGTACTTGATCTCTATATAAAGAAAAATCTGAACGCATCTCAGGATAATATTTTAGATAGTCTGCTACTTTTCCCTGTGATCTTAAAGTTAAGTACTGATACATCAACTTTGGCTGATTACCTCTAAGACATTTAACCTCTTCATAAATAGGATTTCTAAACTTACTTCTTTCACCTGTAGCTTTGTTTTTTATAACAATTCCCATTGTATCATATTGAGTATTGGCTGAGGCATAAGTATTAATTAGTTCACTATATGAACTAAAGGTAAATTCTTTCGGAAATTGTACACCCGTATATTGCCACAATCCATTATAAATTACGCTTGATAATTCTTTTTCTTTAACAATAATTTGTTTGGGATTATTATCAATTTCGTAAATAGCAATAAGATATAAAGCTGGATTTTTAACAGGATAAACAATGCGGTTATCAGGATGTTGAAGAACAAAGCTATATACATAACTAGGGTTCAACATTTGTATATTAAAATTACAATAAGTACATGCTTCCATAAACATTTCACTAAATGTCTTCTTAGACCATGTATAGAATGTTACATCAGCCCCAACAGTATTTCTCGTAGAAATTTGCCAGCAACCTGATGCTCCATAATTTTTATCAAAAAAAACGTTAATCATTGTTCCCTCAATAAATTCCTGAGCAACAATATCATTATTTATTTCAGGATATTTTTCCATAAAACTTTCAGGAGTTAGTGATTTAGGAGGAGCAAAAGAAACAACATTATTTCCTGATACAATAATAGAACGTAATAATCCATATGTTGAATATAAATTATGAGATAAAATTTCCTTAGAATATTTGATGATATAATATTCTTCATTTGATTTAGTTGTATATTTATGAATGTTGATATATTTATCGTCGCTATTTTTATTTGAAATAATATCTTTTAAAATTGGAATAGTTGACGATATATTGTAAGTAATTTCAGACATAATTATATTTATGAATAAAATATCTTTATGTATATTTTTAAATATATTTATTGAATTAGAATTTACAAAAAATTTCTATTAATAATATATGTCACAAACAGAAAGTAATAAAATTATAAATAATGAAGATAAAACATTGAATTCGATAGAGAACATATTAGATGACCAAGATAATTCTATTAGAGATGGTTCAACAAATGAAATAAATATAAACGAAGAAATTATAGATGACCAAGTAAAAGTTCTAACAGATGAAGAAATTGTTTCAGAAAAGGAAAAAAATGTAATTTTAAAGTTAGGTGATATTATTTTAATAACAGATCCAACAAACGAAATATTAAATAATAATATTTTTTTAATTGATTATATAGATCAACAAAAAATAAAACTTATTAATTCAGAAACTTTTGAAAAAGTAGTTTTACAAATAAACTCAAATAGTGTGGTTGGCGACGGTTCAATTACAGGAATAAAAATTCTAAGTACAAACGATAAAGAAGGTTATGCGAGACAGAATGATCTTTTACCTGGTACATGGATAAATATTTACATTGGTGGCGATATTCCTTCCGTTATAACTGGTGAAATAACTAATTTAGAAGAAGATATGATTGAAGTAAGAACCACAGACGATGATACCATATATTTAAATTTTAATTATCATGGAATACCAGAGGATATTCCAATAGAAACAATCGAGATTAGACCTCCTCCCGAGATTAAGAAAAAAATGGAAGAACAAGTAGATAAATTAAGCGAAATAGAAGATCAAGAAGAGTTAGGCGTTCCTAAACAAGAGATAAAAGAGCGCATACAAAAAATGTTATTTGACGCAGATGATCTTCAATTTGGAGAAACAATACAAGTACAAGAGTTTGTTAATATCGATAAAGATAAGTATCGTTATAATATTGATGCTCAAGCGAATGATTTATTAGAAGAAATGGTTTCTACAATTCCAAATCAACAGAGAACTAGTAATGTATTGAATAATATTCATATAATGATAACTCGTTTTTTACAATTGCGTGAAATGGCATCCACATTTGATAATAATCGCAATATTACTGGTATTGTTAAAAAAACTGCTGATGATAGACCATTAGCTGAGGAATTAGCACAATTTAAAAATAATTTGTATTGGATTTTGTTAGTTGCTTCAAATGTTAAAAAGGTATTTATTGAAAATAAAACTCAAGATCAAAATAATCTAAAAACAGATTATGATATTGTTAATTTAAACTGTGGCACAGAGATTAAGAACATATCTGACGCATTTCAATCTTATCGTTCTAATACAGTGAATGAAGGCCAAAATAAATATATTCAATTATATAATGAGATTAATCCTTACATGACACCATTTGAAGAAGGTAATAAAGAGAGTATATTTGAGACAACTGATGGCACTATAATAAATGGTGATGTTAAGAATGATTTAAATGTTATAATAGATAATTTAGGAGAACTTTATTCTTCAGTTGTATCAAATTCTGAACTAACAAATAGACGTTTTATAATTCAAAAATATAACATAGGACTAACAAGACTAGAAGCATCAAATTTAAAAGCAAAAGGAGGTAGAATGATTGCTCATAGAGTAAAACTAACAAATGATGATCAAATAGCTGTTAAATCAGTGATAACACTTCCTGAACCAACTGTGCGTTTTTCTCAAATAAATTTACCTGGTACAAATTTGTTAGTTCGTGCTAATTTAAATTTACATTTTTTGAATTATTGGGAACTCTTAAAACAACAAAGTGATGTTACAAAAGTAGATATAGATGGACTAGATATTGATTTGGAATATGATGATAGCAATTTTGTTGATAACATTAAAAACTATATTTTAGATTTAAGTGAATATAATCGTCCTGAGCTACTAACAAATCTTGATATTTACAAAATCTTTTTGCGAACAATTATTCCTAAAATTCGTGTTCTCTTTTTGCTAATTAAAAAATATATTAAAGGTAAATTGAGTATGGTTGATGTTGTTCAATATATGGAACCTTTTTTGATTTATCCAGTTGATTTAACATATATGCAGTATAGAGAGATTGATAAATTTTTGTTAGACAAAATTAATGAGTATAATAGATTATTTAAAGAATATTCATTAGCTTTTTCATCAATCAAAAACATTAAAAGAACTAACAAATTTGGTCATACAAAGATTACTAGTTCTGATACATATTTATTTGTTAGTCCTATATTTTCGGCAATTGACGGATCTAATTATTCAACAACAATAATGAATGAATATGGTTTTAATCCAAAAGAGATGACATTATCTACATCAGAATTCATGAAGAAAATAAAGATTGATGATTATGGTTCTCTGTATAATTCAGCAGTTGCTTTTACTAATATACAATTGATGTTTCCAAAAGAGCTTAATGATTTATTAAAGGCGGATAAAGAAAAAATGGCATCTATATTAGATAAAGATAGAATAGATACAGCAGATAAATGTAATACATATGTTATAGCGAAGAGTTATTATTCAAAACAGCAATTATTAAACGATAACGGAAAAAATATTTATTTTGATAAAGAATATGATAATACCAATTATGATTTATTATCAGAAAAGTACGCAAGAGAAAGGGATAGACTAACAAGAGACGATTTAATGATATTTTTATCTAATGAATTCAAGACCAAAAACAAGATGTCTGAAAATGAAGCAAATATATTTGCTGAAACACTTGTAAACCAAGCAAAAAAAGTCCAAGATGGTCAATATGCTATTTTAAACGATAAAACAGAAACATCTGCTGATACAATTTTAGAATATTATGTGCGCAAGTCTGATGAATGGGTTTTGGCAAAAGATATAGATCCAAATTGGTTTATAAAAGACACTGATGTGCTATGTAATATAGATTATGATTGTTTATACACAACATCTGGAGATAAATGTGAACCAACAGAGGTAGCAAAAGATACGATTGTAAATAATGCGTTGAAACAAGTATTAGATCAATTTGATAAAAATTATAATATATCAAAAGAAGAATTATCTAATAAATTGGAGAAACATATAAAACAATATATAAATGCTTTCAATGAATTAGAAAAAATCAAAAAAACTAATTTTTATAAATATAACGAACAAAAGTATAATTTAGGTTTAAGTATACAAGAACAAGTTGAAAATATAGTTGTTTCTCCTTACACAAAGCTACGTGATTTAATTTTAGGTCAATCAGATATAGTTAAAAGAAATTCAGACATATTAACTTTTTGTAAAAAATATACATACTTTGGTGATCCAACGGTTCCAAATGTAAATGATGGCCAAATGGAAAGTGAATGGTGGTTATATTGTGAACAAACTGAAACAAAGTTAATTCCCAGGTTTAGATATATATTAGCTAAGGCTTTTTTTAAGGGTCCAGAATTTTACCAAGACACTTTAGATACACTTATAAACCAGATCGGAAAACAAAGTGATGATGGAAATGCTTGGGTAGATGTAAATAGTGGTGAAATCATATGTTATATTGATTTTGATGTAACAGAGGGTTTCAAAGATGGATTTGTCGATAAAAGTAGAGAAATAATGGAAAAAGATGCTGGACAAGTATTTTTAGAAAATAAAGGATTAGTTAAGGATAAACGTCTTACTGCCGAAGGCCAAATAGTGACAAATATTATATCTACTTTATCGCATGATATGGGAATAGATATTGAACAATCAAGAGATTTTATAGTTAAGGTAGTGACTGAATTAATGAATGACACTAGTATTATTGAGAAAGAAGGTGCTTACAAAAAAAGAGAGCAAGAAGCCGCAAAGAAAAACAAAAAGCTTCCTGAATATGCTGTAGTTTATAGTTCTACACTCATGTATTTAACATTAGGTATGTATTTAATTGGAATTCAAACGAGTATTCCATCAATAAAAACAAAAAAAACATTTCCTGGTTGTGTGCGTTCATTTAGCGGATTTCCTTTAGAAGGAGAAGGAGATGATAGTGGGTTAAATTATTTAGCGTGTGTGGCATTGAAGTTGCGTAATCCAAAAACTATTCCATGGAATGCTCTTCCAAAAAGTGAAGAAAAAATTGCTCAAACAATAAAAGCTTTTACAACAAAGTTTTTACTAACAAATGGTGAAATTGATCTTAAATTAAGAGAAAAAGTTGAGTATCTTTTAACAAATGTTGAGCCTGATGTCCCAGAAGAACATAGTATATCTAAATGGACAAACTTTTTACCACCATTGCGTAAATTTCATGTAAAGCATTTAGAAAATGTGTCTGATGGATTTTTAGATAAATTACAAAATGAGATAAGAAGTGGAAATCCTAGACAAATAGAGGATTTGTTAGTTATATATTCGAAAATAATATCTTATTCAATGGCGGTTCAAGAGTCGATACAAAAAATTGTCGAGAAAAAAGACCTTTTATTAAAATCCGCATCTAATCCATTTATAGATAATGCTTGCTGTAATGAGAAGGATGTAGAAGGTACAACTTGTTTACAGTATTTTATAAAAGAAGATGAAAGTATTAATAACAACAATAAAATAGTAAATGAACTTTCGTTACTTGTTAATGATATAAAAATTTTGACACAATCAGCATCAATGCTATCTAAAGTCAATACAAAGCGTAGTTTTCCTGATATACAAAATGATTTTAGTGAAGAAACTATTTATCATGCGTTTATACAATTTTGTCACTTCCAATCAACAATTCCATTAACTGAAGATTTAGCTGTTGTATGTTTAGATAAACCAGATTATTTAAAAAAAGCCGATAGTATTCAGGAAAAAATACAAAAACTTAAAAGAGACGGTAGAAGCTATTCAAAAGAAATGTTTTTACGTTTATTTCAGATTGTTAGTCGTAATAATATAATAAAGATTTCGCTAAGTAGTGACAAAGCTTCTAACATAGAATATTTGAGAAAAGTACTAGAAAATTTTGACAAAACAGATGAAACAGTAGTTCCAAAATCTTTAACTCAAAAATTAGAAATATTAGTTGATAATTATGATTTAGTTATTGAACAAGATACAAGCGAAATGAGAACTATTAAAAATTATCTTGAGTTATCAAATACAAATATGAGAAAAGATTTAATAGATTTTTTAAAAAGACGTTCAAAAATGACAAAAATGGAATTTCCTAAGGTTGTTAATTTTTTAAATGAACTAACAAGTTGGAGTTTTGATAAATCTAGTCGAAATAATTCTATAGGAGATGACTCATTAAATAACCAAGTAACTTACTATAAGAATTTTGTATATTTATTATCAAGAGTTTTTCCAACAATGATAAAAACTCAAAAACAACATTCTATTCAACCTCCAAAATATTGGGGACTATCTAGATCACATGAGATGGATGTTATTAAAATGGTTAACAATTTTTATGAACCACTTGATAAGTTTTATGGAAACAATACTATAATTCCTTTTTTAGATGAGGTAAAATCTCGCATAAAAAGCTTTTACTTATTGTCTGAAACGACACCAGTATTTTCTAAAATTGAAATTGGTGATAAAGAAATGCGTTCTATATTTGACAAAAGAATTATCATATTGTTATTCGAATACTATTTGCTAAGTATTTTTACTGAATACTTGTCTGTATCAAAAGATACAACCCTTCTCAATAATTTGCTTACATTTAATGATAATCCCGATAAATTATCTCTCCAGTCTGATTTATTTAGTCGCGACTTTATAATTGAACAAGAATTACGTTTTTCGGAGACAGAACAAGAATTTATCGAAGGAGATATTACAAAATTACAAGACGATGTGGCAAAATTACTACATGCCTTTATAAAAATTATGATGAAAACAAAAGATACTTTAGATGTTTCATTTGAAGATATTCAAGATAAAGTTTACAAACAAAAAGAAGCAGAAAAATATCTATTTACAGATCGTCTTAAAGATATGACAGAAGATGAAAGAGCGGTTGATACAATTTTAAAACATACTAAATTAGGACCATTATATAGCATAGGATTATCTAAGGGGTTAAGAGAATATGATCCAGAAAACTTTGATCATGATAAACAAGTTGCTGAAAAGGTGTCACAAATACAACATAAACTAGTAAATAAGGGATCAACTGATACAACAATTGATATGGATATAGATGAAGCAATAGAAAATGAGATGGTCGAAAAAGAAATAGATGAAGACGCTTATCAAATGAACCAAACCGATGATTGGGATGATGGTGATCCTTGGGGTGAAGAACAAGAACAAACAGAATATTACGATTAAATAAAAAGATTGCTTATCAAATAAATAAAAATATTTATAGTTATTTATTTTGAATTATAATATATTTATTTACAAATATATTATATATGTTAAGAACATTTGCGAGAAATAATACAGTATTAATGGCAATAATTATATTTTTATTTTTGTTTACTGTTATTCAACTAACAAAACCTGTATTTTTTTATAATAGTGATGGTAGCATTAGAGAGTTTGGAGTAGGTTATAAGAATAAAACAATTTTACCAATTTGGTTATTTTCAATTCTTTTAGGAATATTAGCATATTTATTTACATTATATTATTTGGTTTATCCGAGGTTCAATATATAAATTATACTAAAAAATTGAATTTTTTGTCACATAAATTGTTAGTTAATATGTTATTTAATTACTATGGAACATTCAATATATACTAGTTTACATGATTCTATTGATACCATTACTATACAATCAAATGATAGTGAAAATTATAATATAACTCCATCCAGGTCATCATTAAAAAATATTAATTATGAACAAATGAAGCAAGATATTATAATTAAATCATTGAAAAAATTAGTATTAAGAATTATTAATATATTTATTTTATTTCTTAGTTTACCTATTTTAGTTTCTGATATAGTAATAATAACATACACTAAAACCACAAATATAGGGTATTGTGTATATAAACTAGTAAATCTAATAAATTCTAAAAATACGCATTTGTATTCATATGTTCCATTTTCATTAATGATATATTATTTAACTGATGTATTTCTAAGCATTATAATTTTATTGTTATTATATTATTTTATTAATATTGAAAATTATAGTGGATTTTGTTTTAATAATTATAAAAATATTCTAAATTTCTCAAAATTCATTATACTTTTACAACTAATATGGTTAATATTAGGAATATTAACAATAATTGACAAAGAATTGGATAAAATATGTGAACCAAGTATTTATACATTTACTTATTTTAATTTATTCACAAGGGGAATATTATTAATTATTATTACAAGTATTGTAATAAATAACTATTATATTTTATAGATAAACTTTTTCAATCTAAAATATATTTAACTTGTATAAATAGTTTGATTATTTATATCTTGTTTTTCTTGAGCTTCTTCTTGTTGCTTAATATAGTCGTCATGTTCTTGCTTTATTTGATTTATATCTTTAATACAACCTCTTGTTGCTAAGTTATAGTATACTATAGATGATATTAAAATAGCAGTATATGTGTACCACATTGCTTCACCAATATTATCTTTTAAAACGACTAAATCTAGAAGTGCTTGCTTTTTTTCCATATTATCAAATGCGTTTTCAATCATTAAAGGTTTTAGTAAGTTCCATACTTGGGTAAAGTTTTCTGGATTCATTTGGTTAATAAGTATAGACTTATTTCCGCATATTTTTGTGATAGCTTCAGCAACTTGTTTTAGTTCATTTTGTTTGGTAGGATCGGTAGTTGACTGAATTGCTCTATCTACATTTGAATCAATTAAAATAGACGATAGAATATCATTTGCTGATCCAGAAATAGCAAAATAACCAATAACATCAGAAAATGCTGTTTTAAATCCAGGAAACATCATTATTACAACAAGAAGTATTCCAAAAATAAGGACCCATGGAATAAATGTGAATAACGCAGCAGCACCCATATTTTGTCCAATTGACCCACCGCATTTAGTCATTAGATAACTGCTATTTAAAAAGAATTGTGTGACTATGATTGCTAAAATATATAAGGCTAATCTAGGCATAATTGAAGAATAATATGTTGAAACACCATTTTCTTGATTTAAAATATCTAATGTTAACTTCGGCTTACCAATTGAAGGAAAAACATAATAAACAATTGTAATAATAATAAATATGAGTATTGACCACAATGAAATGTCCATATAGTAAATATGTATAATTATTTTTTGTTTTTTACAAATATTTATTATGGACATGAATATTTCTAAACCAATGTTGACCGAGCCAGGAATAAAATATTATATTAATGAAGCTCTAAGACAATGCCATAGAGTAAAATTAGAATGGCATAATACATTGTTTAATATAACTTTATTGATTATATTTTTTGCGATTTTAGGATGTTTGCTTTTATATAAATATAAAGGAAAACTAACACCTGAGGAAATGGAAATAAAAGAAATAGAGAAAAAACATTATATTATATCGATGATTAAAAATTATCAAGATTCCAAAGTAAAAGCACAACAAGAATTAATAACAGGTCTTCCACATTGGAAAGATATATATTAGGTATAATTTATATAAATATATTATAAATAAAACAATAATAATATTGATATATAACAATGAGCAAAGAACTAACAACAGTTGAAGCTATAAACGAATTTTATAGACTTAAAAATAAATATGAAGAATATAGATATGAAAAATATATTAAGCCACTCATTTTGTCATATAAAAGTAAAAAAGAAAAAAGACAAGATTTTTCAAAACTTCCTAAACCAGAATGTATAAATTGTAAACGCAATGTAGGAACAGTTTTTACAATAAAATATAACGGTGAAAAATTAACACGTGATTTTTTTGTAAAATGTGGAGACTTTAACGATCCATGTCCATTAAACATACAAATAGAATATAGTATTCGAGAACAAATGGATAGATCAATAGAAAATGATCTAAGTAAAATGGAAGAAATAAAATTGGATATTATTAAAGAAAAAAATAATATATTGTTTTTTTCTGATAAGTCTAGTGACATGAATATGGATAAATTTAATGAATTAACTGAAAATCTCAAAGACTTAGCAGGAACAACAGGGTACTTTATTGAAAAAAATGTGTTAGTTAATAATAATCCAGTAAAGGCAGAAATATTAAAAAAAGAGATTGATGATTTTGGAAAAGAAATGTTAGTTCCATTTAAAAAACGTATTCAACAATTTAAAGAAACTGGAAATCAACAATTAGTATCTGAAGCTGTTCGTTTTTATATTGATGAAATGGTTCCTAAATTAAAACAAATTCAAACTATGAAATATGATATAAATATGGTCGAATATGATAATACAACTGGAGAATATGATTTAATTCAACTACTAAATTCTATAGCCAATAATGAATACTTTTATGAAGACGATGATAAAGTGATATCTTTTGTAAAAGGTGTAAAAAAGGTATCTAAATCAAAATCTCTAAAAGTTAAAGAAATAGAAACTAGCGGTAAAAATATAAAAAAGACCAAGAAAATTATAAGAGACGAACTAGAAATAAATGAAGAAAACTTTGACTAATATTTTTCAGTGTACTACGCTTTACAATGTACTACGCTTTACAATGTACTACGCTTTACAATGTACTACGTAAAAAATACGATTTTTTATATAGTAAAAATGTTAGTTTTACATGGAAGAATATAGATATGAAATAAAATATTATGATAATATATATTATAATATGCTAAGTAAATACATATCATTACCAACATTTATAATAAGTTTTATTATAGGTTTAATTTCAATATATTGTTTAGGTCCTGATCAAAAAACTATTTTTATTTATCCGACACCTGAAAATTATATGAAAAACTTATATAAAGATAGTGCTGGTCAGTGTTTCGAATTTATTCCAAAAGAGATTACCTGTCCATTAATGCCTAAATCCATTCCAATTCAATAATACAGTTTACAATTATTTATTTATATATTGTATATATAAATGAACTTGGATAAATTTGTACATAGTAGTACAGGAAGATATATGATGTCAATAATTTTAGGACTAGGACTGGCTACACTGTTTCGCCAAGTATGTAAAGGTTCTCAATGTAAAGTATTAAGAGCTCCTCCATTAGAGGAAATTGATGAAGAAGTATATAAAATTGGAGATAAATGTTATAAATATGATAAAAATTCAGTAAAATGCGATAAAACTAAACGTATATTATCTTTTGCGTAGAATTTATGAATGTTTGAATATTTAGTAATATATATTTATTATGGCAGATGGAAGCACAACAAATATAATGGACTTACCAAGTGATCCAATTATTGGAGGAAATGTTAGTATGACTATTAACGAACCACAACATTCAAATATTAGCCCTGGTGAAATATCTCTTGACCAAATGACAATAAATCAAATTGTAAATGGAATACAGCAGGCATCTCTATCTGGAGCAACTCAATTACCTAGTAGAGATTTACCAATGACAACTGAAAACCTTATTAAAGATCCTGAAGTACATCCGAATTATGTTCCTCAACCATCACATCGTGATTATATAAATGAAACAGATGATGATATTAATAATTATTATCGTGAAGAAAAAATGAATAATTCACTAGATAGTCTCTATGATGAAATACAGACACCTATTTTGCTAGGAATACTATATTTTTTGTTTCAATTACCAATCGTTAAACGAACTATATTTAAGTATTTATCATTTTTATGTAATTCAGATGGAAACTATAATATTAATGGATTACTTTTTATGTGTGGATTATTCGGACTAACATATTATTTATTATTTAAGACAATGAAAAATTTTAGTAAGTTCTAAAATAGTATAAATCTTTTTTTAGTCTTTGTTTTGTTAGTTTTTTTTGGTTTATTCTCTTTTATAGTTACTGATTTTTTTGTTTTATTTTTTTCATCAGGTCTGTATCTCAAGAACCATTCGTCATATTCTGTTTTTCCTTTTTTGTCTTTTAGTTCCATAAACATTTTTGATTTTTCAGAACGCATCTCTTCTACTGTTGTTTGATGACCCATACAAGTCAAACTAAATCTTTTTAATAATCCATGTTGTGTTAGTCTATTCTTCTCTTGAACATCAAATAAAAAGTTTGCCATACACAAAATACGATCGACATCATAATATGGTCTATTTGCGTATAAAAATGCCAAATAAAAACTTAGAATAGTATCAATTGTCGCAATTTTTACTTCGTACCCGTCTTCTTTTATTTCATTATAACTATGGCATGCCAAAGGTTCATAAACAAATGCTATTGTATCGTTGCCTACTTTGATTTCATAATTTGGAGCAATTATTTCTCCAATTCCAGGACGTTTAATAATTTTAACATCATTAATTCCTATATCTAACAAACGTTCTTTTACAATTTGAGCTGTTAATAATGGCTCTTCTGATAAAACATCAAAATCAGGTATTTTTTCTAATTTGCGTTGTAGATTTTTAGGCATATATTGTGAGTACATAGACAAAGCATAACCTCCAAAAAATACTACACCTTGTTCCATAAAAGTACGTTTTACTGTATCATAAATTTCTTCGGTTGTTTTTTTGTTAGTATCATGTTGATTATCTATTGGTCCCATTTGTCTTTGAAAATCAATTGTAAGACATTCTTTACCTTTTAGAGGATAATGTTTATTTAAAAGAGCAAGACGCTTTAAAACTTTTTCCCATCTAGATACGTCTCCATCTGGTCGTGATAATTCTAAATACATTCCCATTCTAAGTAGATTAGGTGGAGCATAAAGTATTCCTCCTACTCTTATTCCATCTTTTTTAACAGCTCCAAATAATTCTTTTGGCATATAACTAATATCAGCAACAGGTGTAAAGTTAACAAATACTTTGAATGTACCATGATGTTGACCTGCTTTTGCTTCAACTTCAATAAATCCATTACTATAATATATGTTTGCTAACTCTTTTGCGTATTCTAATGCGTGTGGTGAATAAAAATCATAATCAGGCATTTCAATATCTTTGTTATAAAATTGATCTTGCTTAGGCAATATATTATTTATGGCAGTTCCTCCATAACAAATTACATCTTTTCTCTTTATAAACGCTTCAACAATCGCAATTATTTTCTTGGTTTCGGCTGAACTAATTTTTTTTTCTCCTTGAATTTCTTCTGCTTTATCAACAGCTTGTCTAAGAATTGCTAATTCACAGTCTTCAAATGATAGCTTTTTATCACATATTTCTTTTTTCATATACTATAATATTAGTATATAAAAAATACTACGTTTTAAAAAAATACTATGTTTAAAAAATACTATTTATAAATAAATATATTTCTAAATCTCAAACTTATAATAATCTGATTTAACTGTTCGGGTAGCATATGATAAACTGGGATCTTGATTTGGTGGAGCAGGAACAGTTACTACAATATATCGCAAGTTCTCTGGTTTTAAAACAAACGCATGACCATTTTGATCAAAAAATATATCATTTTCTTCAACATTTACATCAATTTCTTGATATCTCATTGCTAACAATTGACATCCAGTTTCTCTTAATACTACAGCGCTTGGATTTTCAGGATTGGATCCTTTATCTGGTAAAGCGATTGTCATTCCAGTTTTGTTAGTTTCAATCAATTCATTAATGTCTGGAGCATATTTAATATCATAATAGTGAAGAGATTTCATAAATACAGAATTACTTGTCATATTTACATATTCATAAAATGCTTCAGACTCTAAAAATGACGTATTGCTCCTATCAACAATAATAATAACTTTGCCCATAAATTCAGATAGTTTTACATTTCCTAAATTTTTACCCTGATATTCATAACTATATTCTTTACCCAATAATATATTTCCATAAGTCTCTAATATATTAGCAAAGTTATTATACATTTCTTTATTCGCACTTTTAATACGAAGATGTATTACGATTGGATCCATAAAATTTGGAGCAGTTGATGAACTAAAAGCATAATCTCGAATAATTCCCATTACTTCAGAAAAAGGTACATAGTTAAATGTTTCTTTAACGTAAAAACTATCTGAAGTTGATGTAGCAACAACAGGTTGATTATCTATTGAAAAAATTTCAAAATCTAAACCACGAACTCCTTGTTTAATTATATTTTTTAAAACACAAGTGTCAACAAAATCATTTTTATAATTTCCACCGCTACAAGCATTATAAGCTGATTTTATATAATAGTCTTTAAATGTATATTGATATGCTTCCAAATTAGTGTCAATAGAGCTTATTTTACCATTAAGAGTTCCATATATAGAGGTCATTTTATTACACTCTCTTTTTTTTAATCCACGGTAATAAAAGTAATAAAGAAATCCAATAATAATAATGATTAATGTAACTATAGTAAGTATAAGAACAATATATGATTCTTTTGTTTCTAATAAACTATTTGTAGGTACCATCTAATATATATAAATAAAAATAATATTGTTAGATAAAATAATAAAAATAATAAATGATAATATATAAATGCCTGGTGGACTAATGAATTTAGTTTCAGAGGGACAACAAAATATTGTTCTAAATGGTAATCCCTCCAAATCATTTTTTAAATGTTCTTATCGTCAATATACAAATTTTGGACTACAAAAATTTCGCGTTGATTTCGAAGGATCAAAGAGCTTACGACTTTCTGAAGAAAGTACATTTACTTTTAAAATTCCCAGATATGCTGATTTATTGATGGATTGTTATTTATCAATTGCTTTACCGAATATTTGGAGTCCTATTTTGCCTCCTCAGCAAATTACTCCTGAAACAACAGCACAAGGTCTAGGAAATATTGAACAATGGGCTCCATATGAATTTAAATGGATAGAAAATATTGGGGCAAAAATGATATCTAAAATAACTATTACATGTGGCAATTTTACTCTTCAAGAATATTCAGGAGATTATTTATTAGCTTCAGTTCAAAGAGATTTCTCAGACACGAAAAAGGAATTATTTTTTAGAATGATAGGTCAAACTGCTGAAATAATGGACCCAGCAAATGCTAATGGACGTATAAACTCTTATCCGAATGCTTATTATACGGAGAATTTTTCTGGACCAGAACCATCAATAAAGGGAAGAATATTATATATACCACTAAATAGCTGGTTCGGACTAAAGTCGGAAATGGCATTCCCATTAACGTCTTTACAATATAATGAATTACATATAAATGTTACTTTGCGTCCTATAAATGAATTGTTTGTTATACGTGATGTTTTTGATGCTACCAATAATTATCCTTATATTGCTCCAAACTTCAATTCTTGGTACATGCAGTTTTATCGTTTTCTACAGCCACCTCCTGATGTATGTATTGGAATAGACTCATATTCTGATCAACGTAGTTTATGGAATACAGATATACATTTAAATTGTACATATTGTTTTTTATCAAATGAAGAAGAGAGACTTTTTGCTCTTCAAGAACAAAAATATTTAATTAAACAAGTACATCAGCAAATTTTTACAAATGTTACAGGTCCAAACAGAGTTGAGCTTGATTCTCTTGGAATGGTATCTAGCTGGCTTTTTTATTTTCAACGTAGTGATGCAAATTTGCGTAATGAGTGGTCGAATTATACAAATTGGCCCTATAATTACTTACCAATAAATGTTTTCCAAGCACCAACTAATGGTCCATATATAGTTTATAGGACAGATTCGTGTGGAAATTTAGTTCCAGTAACTATTGGTCCTGGTGTAAATCCTGATGGAACACTAACAGGTCTAGTAATATCACCCGTATACAATTCTCAAAATGACAAATTGATTTTGGTAGCAATGGGTATATTATTAGATGGTTCATATAGAGAAAATATACAGCCATCTGGAGTATATGACTATATCGAAAAATATACAAGAACAACAGGAAATGCTCCTCCAGGATTATATTGTTATAATTTTGGAATACACTCAAATAATTCAGATTTACAACCATCTGGAGCAATAAATATGAGTAGATTTACACAAATAGAATTAGAGTTCACAACTATTATTCCTCCACTTGATCCTTTGGCTCAGAGTTTAACAATATGTGATCCAGAGACAGGTCAAATTATAGGAGTAAACAAACCAACTTGGAGAATTTATGATTATAATTTTAATTTATATTTATTTGAAGAAAGAATTAATTTTGTTAACTTTATTGGAGGAAATGTTGGATTAATGTATGCTACATAATACACCATTTCACATTTCAAACGCTGACCCTTTAGGTCGGTATATTTGAATGTGTTTTGGTAACTGTTACTTTATAACCGATAAATTCCCTTTTATTACACCGAGAAATCGCAAAGCCCCGTGAGCCTTTAGGCAATTGAAAGGTTAAAACGTGTAAAATATTTTTATAAAATTTTATAAATTAGTATAAAAATCTTATTTATAAAAATAATATATATATAATGTTATTTCGTAATTTAGAAATAGATGATTTTTACAGAGGATTTATTGATTTATTAAGTCAACTAACAACCACAGGAAATATAAGTTTTGAAGAATTTAAGAGAAATTTTGAACAAACACAAAAACATAATAATATATATATTATTGTGATATATGATGAAAAATATGATACAATTATAGGAACAGGTACATTAGTAATTGAACCTAAATTTATACATAAATGCTCTTATGTGGGTCATATAGAAGATTTAGTAATAGACAAAAAATACAGAGGTCAAAATCTTGGTAAAAAAATGATTGATTATTTAGTAAATATAGCTAAAAATAATAGTTGCTATAAAACTATTTTGAATTGTTCGGATAATAATGTGAAATTTTATGAGAATTGTGGGTTCAAAAAAACCAATAATCAAATGGCACTTTATTTTCCTTAAAACCAAGTGGGCATCTTATAAGTATTTTTGTCACGCTGTGATGCCATAACTGGCGCCGAAATTGGCACAGGAAGTGTACTAACATCTTGTAAATATTTCATATAACTTTGGGCTTCTGAAAAAACATTTTTAATACAATACATCAATACTTTTTCGTTTAATTCTGTTATTTGAGTTGAAATATCTTTTGGTAAATTAACAGCATATGATAAAAAAGTACTTCTCATAATTATTTTTATTGCTTCGCAATCTTGTGGTCCAATTAAATATTGTCCATTTGATTTTCTATATACTCCTGCTCTAATTCCATCTTGAATAATTTGAATATTTTGTTTTGAAAAAAACGCTTGAGATAATGGTGTTTCATCCCATTGACCGATAGTGGCATTTCTAAGAGTACTACATTGATTAGCTGGTATTTTATCATACATTGCGAATAAGTTACTAATATCAGGAGGACTTAATATATCCACACGGCCATTCAAAGATTTATTTGGAGTATTCATTATACAATACAAATAGAATATTTTGCTTCAAATAATTTATTATTATCTATATTTTATTCTATACTAATAATATATGGAGTTTCAAAAAACTGTCATAGTAATTGCTTTATTAATATTGATCGCAATGTTAGTTTGGATTGGGGTATCACTTTCTAAAACTTATGATGACACAAATTGGCCGCCAATTGTCGGAGATTGTCCAGATTATTGGCTAGATCTTTCTGGAAATGGAGCAGGATGTTTTAATGCTAAACGTTTAGGCAATTGTAATTTACCTAGTAAAGGTAATCCTAATATTATGAATTTTAACCGTGATATTTTTACAGGTTCAGACGGAACTTGTGCTAAATATAAATGGGCTAATACATGTGGAGTTACATGGGATGGTATAAATTCTGGAGTATCTAATCCTTGTGTTAAAGAATAATTAAAATCTATAAAATATTTAAAATTATTTTATTAATTATATTTAACTAAATGAATATAACTAACAAAAATAATAATAAATTGTACGAATTAATATTGTTAAATAATATACAACAATTACCTGAAGTTATTATTGAACTTATAAAAGAATATATACAACACAGAATACTTTTATTTTTAAATAAAACATATTATATTAAATTTCACTATTTGGTAACAAATATTATTAAGAATAAATCCGAAATATATATAAGATCTATTGTAAGACAAGACTTAGATTATGTTTTGAATATGCTTTTTTTTGAAAATCTAGTAAAATGGGTAAATATGAGAAATTATTATTACAAAGATACGATATATTTAAACTATATATATTTTTTATATCACTATACTATTGAGTATGAAGCATATAAATGCAAAGAACTATTAAATAGATTATATATACAAAATCGTTTAGAGAAAAATCAACATAAAAAGAAAACAGTAAGATATATTAAATGGAAAATATAAATATTAATAAAATTTTAAACAGAGAAAATGATGCTCAAAAAATAAAAGATATACTTCACCATTTTGAGTTAAATAAAGAAGACTTGACAATTAAAAAAAGTATTTATATCTATGGTGAACCTGGAAGCGGAAAAACAACATTTGCGACAAATATTTTAAAAGAAATGAATTATGATGTTATTAAGTTTGATTCTGGCGATGTTCGAACAAAAACCGTTATTGAAACATTAACAAAAAATAATATGTCTGATTGTAATGTTATGTCAATGTTTAATAAATGTAAACGTAAATTGGCTGTGATAATGGATGAAATAGATGGTATGAATAACGGTGATAAAGGTGGAATTACATCATTAATAAAAATAATAAGACCTAAAAAGACCAAGAAACAGAAAATAGAAGAACAAACTATTGTTCCTATAATATGTATAGGTAACTATCATGTAGATAAAAAAATTCAAGATTTAATGAAAGTGTCACATGTATTTGAAGTAAAAACCCCAACAAATTATGAGATTAAAAATTTATTAAAAATATTGATGCCAAAGCTAGATATGGAATTATCAGAAAATATAATTAGTTATATTCAAGGTGATTTAAGAAAAGTAGTCACATTAGAAAGATTATATAAAAATAAAGAAACTATTTTGAATAATCATTTAATAAAAGATGTATTTGCGATGAAATCTTTTAATGATGATACAAAACAAATAACTAAAAATTTGCTTTCAAATAAATATAATATTGGTGATCATTTAACTTTGATGAATGAAACTGATCGTACAATAGTAGGATTATTATGGCATGAAAATATTATTGATATTCTTGGAAAAATGCCAAAAAATGAAACTGTTCCATTTTACAATGAAATATTAGATAACATGTGTATTGCTGATTATATTGATCGTGTTACATTTCAAAATCAGATTTGGCAATTTAATGAAATGAGTTCTTTAATAAAAACTTTTTATAATAGTAAACTTTTACATACTAAATTTGATAAAAAACAGGCTTTATCAGAGATTAGATTTACTAAAGTTCTAACAAAATATTCAACCGAATTCAATAACTCTGTTTTTATTCAAAATTTATGTCAAGAACTTAGCATGGATAAAAAAGACTTATTTTCATTTTTTCTCAGTTTAAGAAATAAATATTCAGATATTGAAATAAATCAATTATTTGAAAATTGTGAAATTACAAAACTTGACATAAACAGAATTTATAGATATATTGATAAATATATCATCGAAAATGCTCCAGCTACTATTGATATACCTCCTGATGAAAATACAGACGATTAATCATTTTTTTACAACAATATATAATAATATTATTGTAAAATTTATACTCTTAATGAACCCAACCTTTCTCCCAAGGTAAAGTTAAATTTGTTTCACTAATTGGTTTATATAATATTCTCTTTACTGATGAAGATAACATTCTCTTTGTATTTGAAATTTTATTTGTATTACGGTTACGTTTTTCTAATACACGACTTAACCACTGCTCTTTTACACTTTGAGGAAGTTCAACTTTCATATGTCTCTCATATTGCTCTGGTGAATCATAAAATAAAACAAGAGATGTTTGATTACCATTAATTCCTCTTGTTTCTAGAACACTCCAATATTCATCTTCATCTTCTGTACCAACAATATGCTCAGTAGTGTTACCAGTAACAGCATTTCTAATTCTTGAACCTATATCACCAGAACCATACAACTCAATCTTTCTATTTTTTTTAATACGTCCTGAAGCATCACGTTGTCTTTCATTCTTTGGAATTTCAACATAATAAGATACATAATGATTGTTTGAGTTGTTTAGTTTATCTAAAAATTTAGACTTTTCTTGTTGAACATCATTTGAATTTGTTGGGTGAAAGTGATCATCTTCATAAAGCATTATTACAAGATTATTATAATAATTTATAGAATATTCTTTATATTGTTTTATCTATAAATGATTTATATTTATAATTTATTTTGGTTGTTGTAAAAGAAAAGCTATTTGATTTTTAAGAAAATCTAATTCATTTTCTTTGGTCATTGTTTGTATTAATTTCTCCCTATTTGCTTTGTTTTCATCAATCTTTTTTAGTAGTCCAGGCTTTTTATCAGGTTTACCAAGATCATAGTCTTTTAATACATCATTAACTCCTGTTGTATAAAATTCCTTTAATTCTGGATCTTTAATAAAATCATCTACTGTAAACCTAGAATCACTGACTCTAGATTGCTCCTTTGTCTTAAGTAGGTCTTCTTTATTCACAGAATTATGACAATGAGAACAAACAAGAATAACCTTTGTTGTATCCATTTGATACAAAGGAATTTTATAGTTTTGTAAAAATTGTTTCTCTTCCGCAATAAAACTTCCTTCATCATATTTTGTCTTTTTTAACAATTTTTTTCTAAAAGCAAATGTAGCAGCTGTTGAATGATTTTCAGAATAAGGACCAAACTGATAAATTTTTTTATGCGAATCAAAATAAATATGCATTTCACTTGATCCAGCAATTAAATATTCAGGATGCTTTACAAGACAATCAACCGCATGAGATACTCTCTCTGGTGGATAATAATCATCATCATCCATATACACAATAATCTCGCCTGAACATTTTGAATGCATGAAATTTCGCTTCTTACCTAAATTCATTTTTGTTTCGACACGAAAATATTTTACCTGAGGAATATCCTTTACCAAGTCACCAATTGGGTCAGAACCATCGTCAACAATAATCCACTCCATTTTTTCCTTTGGATAAATCTGATTTTGAAAACATTTTATTAAATAAGGAATAAATGGTCTACGATTAAATGTTGGAGTACATACACTAACAAATGGTTGTTTTTTCTTTGAAATTACTGGTTGTTGTGAATTTACAGTTTTTTGTGACATTAATATAATTATATTGATTTATTGTTTTTAAGTATTTAAACTAATTTTATATTATATTTTTTACCGCCAGATTGAAACTCTCCATCAAAATCATCCATATTTACTCGTTTTTCTTTTATTGGTTTACATATATTTATTTTTGAACCTTTACTTACTTTTGCTAAAATTGGCTCTTTATTTGCCAACCCTTTTGATATCAAGTTTGATTGATCTTCTTGATAGTTTGGTACTGTATATAATCCTACAAAGTATCCAACTATTACAGCAACTAACACTCCTATTAAAGAAGCAGGACCCAAATAAGAATTTGCGTTTGAAGCCAAACTAATTGTTGCTAATATAAAAAATAATGTCTTTTTAAAATATAATGTGCTAATTATGAAGTCAAATACAGTATTTAATTTTGTTTCATTATAGTTTCCATTTTGTTGAACTCTATATTTAGCGTATAATGGACTTAATAAAGAAACTAGTGTTGTATATATTGGAACAATCAATGAACTAACAAATCCAATTGGAAGCCATAAAAACCAAAATAATAAAAATTTTATTATCGAAAAAGATACTTCATTGTCCGATTGCCATTCTCCATTATTATCTGACTTTTTGAACAGCTGTGGTATGTTAGTTATATGATAAAATATACTCAAACAAAAGTTAATAAAGTATAAAGATAACCACAAAAATATACCAAAAAAACCATATAAAATCATTATTAAACTTTCAGGTAAATAACTTAGGTATCCAAATACTTTTGTTATTATACTTGAGTTTAATACATAAATATCTGAAAGGACCTTGGATAAAAATAAGGTGAAATTTGCGAAAAATCCACTATCTGGACTAGATTTTTTAAATAATGAACACAATAATGATCCTTTAAAACTATTTAAATATTCTCTCGAATTAAAAAAAGCTTTTTGGGAATATGCTTCATCCGAAAATAAGGATTTATGTATAATATTTATATCTATAGGTATATCTTTAACAACACGTTCTGTATCAGTAAATGGAGACAAATTAATATTATCAGGAAGTATATTTGCTTGGGCAACTTTAGTTGTATATAGACCAAGTGTACCTATAATAAAGATAATTACCCCAATTGTAAACAATACACTAGTAATATAACTAACAAAAAATCCTTTTAAATTTATAGATTTGTTAGTTGTATCTTGTTTTTTTTCATCTATTGAATTTGTTTCTGTTGTAGACATATTTAATATATATAATTAAAATATTATAATAATATATGACAAAATTTATTTTTATCATATATCTATTTGGTTCCATATTATTATTATTTTTAATAATAAATCTTTTAACAACTTTTTTAAAAGAAGGTTTTGATAACAATACTCAAATTAATACAGAATACACTTTAAATATGCCTATTATTCCATTTCCTAAAAATGCCCTAATTGACTACAATAATTTAAATTCACCTGAATATAGTCATACTGTTAATTTATCAATAAATGACCCAATTACATGTAAAAATTTCTGTGGTCCAAAATCTCAGTGTTTACTAACACGAAATCAATGTACTTCTGATATTGATTGCCCTGGTTGTTTACCACATTCCAAAAAGTTACCTTCTCAACCACGTACTAAAATAGATGCTTATGAAGCAAGTGGAAAAATAGGGCAGCAAGGTCTTACATACAGCTCTTATATTAACGGATATAATGGGCATCATTTTGATCAAGAAGAAGCATATCCTGGTTCTAAGAATAATAAAATTATCAGAGCTTATCAGGGTGTAGATACATGGACACCGACATTTAATGAAGGACTAAAAATATACAACAAAAAAATGGGAAGCTACTTAGGTCAACCTGAATATCCAATGTCCGAAACAACAACTGGACTTTTTTATAATACAACTGCTCCTGCTTCCAATTCATAATTATTTTTTAATGAGAACAATCATGATTTACCATTTCTTCAACTAGTTGATCAAAACTAATTTTTGTAACCCAACCTAATTCTTGTCTTGCTTTACTAGAGTCACCAAGTAGCTGATCTACTTCAGTAGGTCGAAAGTATTTAGGAGATATGAATATTAATTCTTTACCTGATTTATTATCATAACCTATCTCATTTTCACCTTCTCCTTTCCATTTAATATCGTAACCTTTCATTAAAAATGCTTTTTCTACAAATTCTCTTACACTATGATACTCATTTGTTGATAAAACATAATCATCAGCATACTCTTGTTGTAACATTAGCCACATTCCTTCAACATAATCTTTGGCATGACCCCAATCTCTCAAAGAATTTATATTTCCTAACACTAATTTATCCTGAGTACCTTTTACAATATTACCTAACGCCATTGTTATCTTTCGTGTGACAAAGTTATGACCACGTCTTGGACTTTCATGATTAAATAAAATACCAGAACAAGCATACATATTATAGGCTTCACGATAATTTTTTGTTATCCAGTATCCATATAATTTGGCAACACCATAAGGCGAACGAGGATAAAAAGGTGTTTTCTCAGTTTGAGGTACTTCTACAACTTTACCATATAATTCTGATGTTGATGCTTGATAAAAACGAATTATTTTCAAAGATATTCCACATGTTCTAATAGCTTCTAATAGTCTTAATGTACCCATACCATCAACATCACATGTATATTCTGGAAGACTAAAAGATACACCTACATGGCTCATTGCTCCTAAATTATATACTTCTAAACGAGAAATATTTGGATACACAATTTTGATTTCATGTAAAATTCTTAATAAATTTGAACTATCTGTTAAATCTCCATATCTTAAATTTAATTTATTAAATATGTGATCAATTCTTTGCGTATTTATCGATGATGAACGTCTTATAATTCCCCAAACTTCATATCCCTTATCCAATAAAAATTCTGCTAAATATGAGCCATCTTGACCAGTAATACCAGTTATTAGAGCCACGTTAACCATAAAGTAAAAAAATACTAAAATATATAAAATATTACGAAAATATTTATTTTTTATTATCTAAAATTATTCGTTATTTTCATCTAGATCAAATTTTATATTATTCGATTGTTTTTTAACGATCTTTTTTTGACCAACAACTTTTATTTGACTTGACTTAAGTTTCTTATCTCCATCTCCACATTGAGATAGTCGTCTTTCTTCCAAATAAATCTTATATTCTTTTAGCAATTCTTCCAATTCATATAGCCACATTTGTTGTATAGTTGTCTCTTTTATCCTCTTTAATTCTTCTGACTTATTATTATACTCATTATTAAGTTTCTTTACGTTTTCTTCAGATACTGAATCCATTGGCATTTTTACTAAATATTTAAAATCTTCATCATCGTCTAATTTATCGTAACCTTTTATTATTAACATATCTGTTATTTCATCCTTTTTCTTTTTTCTTAAGTCAATAGTTCCTTCTAATACTTCAGAAATATATCTAGATTTATTCGATAATATTAATAATTCTTTTTCCAATGCTTCAATCATATATTCTTTACGTAAATCATAATATTCCAATCTGATATCATAATAGTCATCAATAATTTCTTCAATAGTCTCATACTTTTTCAATTTATCATCATAATCAAATAAATTCATATTTGTAGTCGAACTTGTCGAATATAGTTTCAACAACTTTTCTAAACCGTTACATCCATAATCTCCTTTACTTTGTTCTAATTCAGATAATTTGCCTTTGCTAAATGTTACTTCGAATTCTACAGTTGTATCAGTAAAATTTTCTTTTATTTGTTTTATTATCGGTGTAATTTTTTTGCCATCTTTATCTTTGTCATTTTCCAATTCAGATAATAATTCTTTGAAATCATCAGTCCAACTTCCAACAGGGAGTTCGGTCACTTTTATTGTATCGTTATCGATTTTTTCATATCTTCCTTTGAATAAATATTTACTATCTGTTAATTTATCAATAGTTCCAGTAAATCCTTCATAATGTGGAATAAACTCAATTCCGTCAGTTGTTGAATTTGTTAGCTTTGCTTTTAAATATTGTATAATAGTTTCTGGATTATAGCACATTATTTCAGTACTGAAACCTGTACCAATTCCTTTTGTTCCATTTACCAAAACCATCGGAATAATAGGTACATAAAATTGAGGTTCAACTATTGTTCCGTCATCATTTAAATAGTTTAAAATATGATCATCTTTATCTGAAAATATACAACGTGTAATTTTTTCTAATCTTGTAAATATATATCTTGGTGATGAAGCATCAGAACCTCCTTTAATTCTAGAACCAAATTGACCAACAGGAACAAGTAAATTAAGGTTGTTAGACCCAACAAAGTTTTGAGCCATTCCAACAATCGCTTTATTCAGACTTTCTTCACCATGATGATAACAAGAGTTTTCAGAAACATATGCGCTAAATTGTGCTACTTTTATCTCTGAATTTAACTTCTTTTTAAAAGCACAATATAATATTTTTCTCAACGAAATTTTAAGTCCATCCATTATATTTGGAATACTACGATCACAATCATATTTAGAGAAATGTATTAATTCCTTATTAACAAATTCTTCGTATGGTATCATTGGTTTACTTGTATCAGCATAACTTTCTCTACTATACAACGTTTCTAGCCAATTTTTACGATCATCAGCTCTCTTTTTATTAAAAACCATATCAATAGCATCATCACTTTCTTTACCAGTATGCTCAAAACCAACAAACTTTTTTTCTTTAAAATATTCAACAAATTCGGTTTTAGTTGATGTACCAAGACCCTTATAATATTTTATATTCCATCCCTTAGTATCGTTTGTTTTTTTCCATAAATCATATTCACCTTCATTATAGAATTTTAATTCTTGTTGACCTTTTTTTGCTTTTAAAATAGGTGTATTCATAAATCCAATAAATCCTGGAATACGTGTTAATGAAGCCCATTCATTTTGAAATAAATTTATACATAATCCTTTAATATGACTACCATCTAAATCTTGATCAGTCATAAATATCACCTTACTATATCTCAAATTCTTATGTACATCTTCAATACTATTATATTCTTTACCAGTTTCTAATCCAAGTATTTTTTTAATCTCAGCGATTTCTTTATTTTCTGATACCTTCTTTACTGCCTCGCCTCTAACATTCATTACCTTACCTTTTAATGGATAAACACCAATAGTATCTCTATCTTTTTGTGAAAGACCTGATATAACTCCAGTTTTTGCTGAATCTCCCTCGCAAAATATAACAGTACATAATTTGGATTTTTCAGTTCCTGCGAAGTTAGCATCTGTAAGCTTTGGAATTCCTTTAACAGACTTTGATTTTGTACCATCTGTTTTTTTAGCTGCTTTATTTTCCTTTATCTCTGTTAATTGTAAGGCAGCATCCATTACACCCATTTTTGCTATTTTTTCGATAAATTTATCACTTACATCGCATTTTGAACCGAATTTACTCATAGGAGTATTCATATAATCCTTTGTTTGACTATCAAAAGCAGGATTTTCAATATCACAACGCAAGAATAATATGAGTTGTTCTTTAATTGAGTTTGGATTAACTTTTATTTTTTTCTTGAGTTCAATATAATCTGCCAGTTTTCGTGTTATTTGGTTCAATATGTATTCAACATGTTTGCCTCCTTTAGATGTATATATTCCATTTACAAATGAAACTTGTATAAACTCATTTGTTGGTGTAAGAGCTACAGCATACTCCCAACGTTCATTTGCTTCTTCATATACTCTTTGTGATTCAGTTTTATCTCCAATATAAAGATCAATATATTGTTGAAAATTCTTCGTATTAATTACTTGTGAATTATATTTTACTTTTATTGTTTTATCGGTTACTGCTGAAATATCATATACTCTCTTTTTTAATAATGATATGATATCTGGACTAAGACCATTTATTCCAAGACGCTGATAATCAGGTTTAAATATCACTTTTGTATATGGTTTTGCTTTAGTTGCTTTCGTAATTTTTGGACTACAAATAGTGTCTAAATTATCTTTAAATTCCTGACAATACTTTAGTCCACGAATATGATCAACTGTTTCAATATAACCATAAGTTGACCAAATCAATACTAATTTAAATCCGAAACCATTTTTACCTCCAACGATTTTTTTTTCATCTTTATTATAATTAGTAGATGTTCTTAGATGTCCAAATATTAATTCTGGAACCCAAGTTTTATACTCTGGATGTTGAACAACATCTATACCGTTTCCATCATTTATCATGATAATAGTTCCGTCATCTTGAATTGAAATATCAATATAACTTACTGGAATCGAATTTTCTATACCCTGCTTTACTTTAGTTTCCATTCTAATTACATGATCACGACAATTTACAATGCCTTCATCAAACAATTTGAATAAACCAGGGATATAATTTATATTTTTTTCAATGATTTTTGTACTGTCATTATTCATAATCCACATATTTGAATCAACATTTTCTACTGATCCTATATAAGTATCAGGATTATCCAAAATATGTTGCTTGTCAGTTTTCTGTTGGACATCAAAATATAATTGTTCAGTACTCATTCTATCTATTAATATTTACAATAATTATTTTTAATAATATTTATTTCAATTTTATTTTATTTTATCAATTCGTAAATAAAATACAATATTATATTATTTTAGAATGAATTATAATGTAAAACAAAACACAACTAAGCGTCTTAGGCAAATAATGTATAAGCAATACTTGGTAAGTCAACAATTAGGTAATGATGAATTTGTTGGTCAGTATGATTATTTTTGTATGTGTATTCAAAATAAGGCAAACTTGATAAAACAGGGATGGAATGATCCATCTCAAACTCAAAATCAAAGAGTATCAAGAGTTGTTACAGGAACTTTAGGAGGTAAAACAACATTTGGTAATTTAAATAGACCTGTATCTGTAAATTATACAGGTAGTTGGGAAGGTCAACCAGGAGGAATGCCTAGACCTCCTAGGAATAAGTTTTAATAAATAATAGCTTTTATAATTATTTATGCGTCAAAATAATAAATATTTAGAGATAATTATTTTTTCTCAATTTAATTTATAATGACTGGTACATTTAAACAAAATATCGGTACTCGCGCTCAAGTTTGGCATGGAACTGCCAAGAAGACATCGGGTGGATTAAAGAAGGAAGATCTTATGATGAACAAGGCTGGACGCATTGTTTCTAGAGCTAAACATAACACTGCTAAAAAGGAAATGAGATTGTTGAAGCATGGATATGGAACTAAGAAGGGGCAATTTGGATACGTTAAAGTAGGCAAGAAGGGATCAAGATCTAAGTCTAGAAAGATGAGAGGTGGTAATGGAATGGGTCAACTCAGCCCAGCTGACGTTAATTCAGATTACATGATGAAGGATGTTGTGCCTCAACAATTTGGTCCTCTTCAAAGAGCTTTAGTTGGTGGAAGAAAAATGAGGGGTGGACTACCATATGGAAACTCTATGTCTCCTGCTGATGCTATGGCTTCAGGAATTGATGGACAAGGTGTAACAAATTATGCTGCTTGGGGTTCTGATTCTGTACAAGTTGCTGCTGGAATGGCTGGCGGAAGAAGAGGTGGTCGTGGTCTAAGAGGTGGTACAAATGACAGACGTTTTTTGATGGGTTCTCCTGCTGGTCCAACTATTGCTGCTTTGAATGCCTAAAAAATTGAATAATAAACAACTATTGAAATAATAGATATAATGATATAATGATACCTATTATTATAAATCAAACAAATCCAAATAATGATAAAAAAGCAAATATAATAAGTATATTACTTGACGCAAAAAATAAAAACACTTTAGAAGAAAAAATTTTGACATATATAAGTGAATTTATGGAATGTTATTTATTATATGAATGTGATATTATACCAAAGTCATATGATGAATTTTGTAAAATTTATTGGAAAAATCAAAATAATTTTATATTTGATCAAGAATATATATTTAACGTAATGTATTATGATAATGAAGTTAATGATTGGATTATTTGGGAAATAGAAAGTAGTATTGAAAATAAAAGTAAAATATATGAGTATTTTATAAGAAGAATAAATATTACATAAAACTAACAAAATCATTAAATGTAATTTTATCTTTTAGATAAAATTTTATAAATTTCTCAAAATAACCCTTGCTGACTATATAAAATTGTTTATTATCAACCGCACTTTTTGCTTTAATAAAATATTTATATGAACTATACAAGTCGTATATAGAAATTAAATTTTCTTTTTTTTCGGTATTTTCATAATGTTCTAAAAATAATTTTATATCTTCTTGTTTGTTCCATAATGAGCAATGTATTCCAAATATATATTTATTGTCAGTTATTTTGATATTATAATAATGATTTATAATATTGATAATATTTTTTTCAGATACATTTAAACCTTTATTAACAGATTTATAAAGAATAATAATCTCATCTATATCATATTCATTTTCAAATTCATTTGTGTCTGAGTACACATATATATATTTATCCCAAAAATTCAGAAAATTACTAACTGAAGGAATCAATTTGCTTGTTACATTCTTAAATTGTGGTTGTTCCATATTTTCTTCTGAAATTCCATATTTTGCGCACAGTATTTCTTTAAGTTCATTTGAATATAATATATTTGGTAAACTATTCGCAAGTAAATATTGTTTCCATAAGTAATGCATATTTTTCCATGAAATTATACTATCATTGTTAGTTGTTGTTTCAATATATGAGTTTAAAAAAGTATTTACAAGCTCTTTTTTATCTGAATTTTCGTTAAAATAAAATAAATTATTAAAACAATTTGTCTCAAGTTCGTTATATATTGTTTTCGCATAACTATCAGCATTTCCATAGCGTTCTGAATAATATGTGGCTACACATAATATATTTATTCCAATTTGTTTTATCATATTTATCATTAGATCTGTGGCAACAAATGTATCTCTTACTCTTAGGGGTCTATAATTACTTAGATTATGACTATCATGATACTTAGTTATGAAATTATTCATAATAGTGTTTCCTGTAGTTATATAAATAACCCAATCAATATGTGTAATAAATGTTCTTAACGCATAACTAACAAAATACATATTTTGACAATTTTTCTTTAAAATACAATCACCTATTAGAGTTAAAAAATGCTTAGAACCTGATTTTGTTTCAAAAACTGTATTTAAAAAAATTAGCACATTTTGTATTGTGGATGACTCAGGAATAGCCTTGAATAAATTTCTTTCTTTCACCCGTTTAATAATACTCTGCATAGTTTTATGTTTCCATTGAACTAGTTTTGGTTCATCTGACAATGATGATAGTAGCTTATGTAAAATTTCATCTTCTAACACTATTTTAAAATCAGTATTGTCATATTCATAAAATAGATTATTATATGGCATATAAAAATAGTTGTGTTTACTTAAAAATATTTTATTAAAATTTGATTGTTCTAAAGTTAGTTCATTGATACGATTTATACGTTCATCCATTTTTTTTTGATCCATTTCTAAAATCGAAGGTAAACTAACAATGTAATTTGTTAGTTTATTAAATATATATTCATTGTTTTCATATTGATCAAAGAGTTTGGTAACTATATTTAATGATTTGATTAAATCTGTTTCATTCATTATTTAAGCTTTACGTGTATTTCTTTAAGTTAGTTTGAATAAAATATATTTTATTTATATATGTCAAAACAATTAGTAAATTTAAGGTATTTACCAAAAAGATTATCTAAAAAAGATACTATAAAACAAAGAAAAATGCTATTAAAATCGAAAAAACTTTATAAAAAAGGTATTTATTATACACGTAAAAATGTTCCTTCTTTTAAATCTAAAAAATCAAGTTTTATTATAAAAGCAACAAAAATGTATAATGTTCCTTCAATTGGTGCAACAAGAAAATTGGCAAATGCTTCAGGTTGTTCAATTAAAGCTTTGAAAAAAATTATAAATAAAGGTGAAGGCGCATATTATTCGTCTGGTTCAAGACCTAATCAAACAGCACAATCATGGGGAGTAGCAAGATTAGCAAGTGCTTTGACATCTGGTAAAGCAGCTGCTGTGGATTATAATATTCTTATTGAAGGTTGTAGTCCAAGATCAAAAGGTTATTTATCTGCTAAAAAATCAAGAAAAATATATGGATATGGAAAACGAAGAGTTCCAAAAGTTTAGAGTAAATATATAAATATATAAATAAATAAGTAACCTATAAGTATTTAAAGAAAATGCGTTTAATTTTATATATATAATATAATGTCACAATTTACAAATAAAATAATTTCTACTGAAGGAAATGTATTAACTATAAAAACTGTTCAGATAGCTCCATTTAGAACTTTAATGACAGCTTTAAAAGATATTTTACTTGAGACAAATATTTATTTTCAACCAGATGGAATTAGAATTATTAATATGGATAAGTCTCAAACTATTTTAGTACATTTGTTTCTTGAATCGAAAAATTTTGAGTTTTACGAATGTAAAAAAGAAAAAATTGTTATTGGAGTTAATATGTTTCACCTATTTAAGCTAATTAATACTATTGACAATGATGATACTTTGACTATTTATATTCAAAATAAAGACTACTCCGATGGAATTGTTTCTCATTTATCGTTGAAGTTTGAAAACGGAGATATTAAGCAATGTAAAACTCAAAGTTTAAAACTAATAGAACCAGATCATGATGAACCTGTTGTGCCTGATGTGACATTTTCATCTATTATTAATTTACCATCATCTGATTTTCAAAAAATTATTAGAGATTTTTCTGCTGTATCAGATAAGATCGAAATAAAGTCTGTTGGTAATGAGTTGATATTTAAATGTAAAGGACATTTTGCGAACGTAGAAATACGAAGAGAAGAATCGGATGGAGCAATGGAGTTTGTTTGTAAACAGGACTCATCAAAAATTATTCAAGGAGAATTTTCCTTGAAAAACCTAGGTTATTTTATTAAATGTACTAACTTGTGCCAACAAATTGAAATGTATCTTGAAAATGATTTACCACTTGTTGTAAAGTACGATGTAGCTTCTTTAGGTTCAATTCGATTATGTGCTGTTCCTATCCCATCTTGTTAATTATAGTGAAATAATATTTTATATAAATAATATATTATGTCATCAAATTATTTAGGATCAAATAGATGTTGTAATCCAAAATATTGTAAGAAAGATTTTGGACCACAAGGACCTCAGGGAGATCAGGGACCTATAGGTCCTATGGGATACCAAGGATCAAATACAGGATTTACAGGAGCTCAAGGAGTACAAGGGTTCCAAGGAGTACAAGGGTTTCAAGGTAATCAAGGGTTTCAAGGTAATCAAGGGTTCCAAGGTAATCAGGGGTTTCAAGGTAATCAAGGGTTCCAAGGTAATCAAGGGTTCCAAGGTAATCAAGGGTTCCAAGGTAATCAAGGGTTCCAAGGTAATCAAGGGTTCCAAGGTAATCAAGGGTTTCAAGGTAATCAAGGGTTCCAAGGTAATCAAGGGTTCCAAGGTGTTCCATCTTTATCAAGCGCCAGTATCACATATTATTTTGATACAATAGATGGACTAGATCTTGGTCCAGGTACATATGGCAATGGCATATCTGGATCACTAGGTAGAGCTTATGTTTATTATAATTTGTCTGCAGCAACTGGGTATACTAATGGAGCACTTTTGTATCCAATGGATAACTTTTTTAATATCGTAAGTACAGGAGATGATCCACTATCCGGTCCAGCTCCATCTTCAGGTGGATCAACATTAATGCAGCGAACACAATGCTTTATGGCTTACGTAGCACCATTTGGAGGAGAAGTAGTAGGTATAAGTGTAAATTCAGCATATAGCAAAAACTATTATTCATCTGCTGAGTTTGATTTCTTAATAATGGATAATGCGAGTGTATTGTCTGCTGGTCAGACTGTCTGGTCAAATTCTTATTCTACAGGTAGACAAATATCTGGATGGTCTAATACATTTAACGGAAGAACATCATTTAAAGCTGGCGATATGATTTTTTGTTATATTGTCGACCCTAATAATGATATTTGGGGAGGAAATTCATTACCTTTGTCTAGTGATGATGGTGGTTTTAATATTACTGTTTATATAAAATTTAATTGATAATTTATACATTTAGGTGTATATGTAAAATATTTATATATAGTTTTTCTATAACTATATATAAATGGCATTTACTAGATTTCACGATGATCCTTGTAGAATTATAAAACAATTACAACAACAAACTGATCAGGGAAGATGGGTACTCGATGTTCCTGGAAATGGTGACAAGCCTTGCTTTGCATTAGATCCTCAAATTATTCCACAAAAATGGGGAGGAAACTTATGGACACATTCTATTGACATTCAAAGCTCTCTTTTAGGAATTGATAAACGCATTAATAGAGATTGCTTAGATCAATCAATTTACAAGAGACAAACTATTCATGCTTCTCCAATTGATTATCCAGTTTGCGACACGTTTCTAACTACTGAACAAAGTAGATCAATTATGCCTGCTTGGACAGCAAGAGATCTCCCTCAAAACCATGCTTATATTCTTCCTAATAATCCTCAAGCCAATGTATTTATTCCTTTTGAAAAAAGTACACGAATTTTAGAAAAAGATAATTTTGTTAGAGAATTTGATTGTATACCTGTGAATGATCAAAATTATACTTTGCCAGTAAGACAATACGAGATACCAAATAATAATGGTAACTTGAGATCGTCGAATATTTAGATTATTTTATAATTAAATAATTATTATTTTATTAATATATAAACTTTTCTTTTTTTTTAAAAGTATATATATAATAATGGAAATAGCAATACCTTTAATAGCATTGGGAGGAATGTATGTTATATCTAATCAATCAAATAAAAACCAATCAAATAAAAACCAAACAAATAAAAACCAATTAAATGATAAAGAAAATTATACAAATATGGGGATTAGAACTAACTTACAATCTTCAAATATAGAATCCCGATTTAATAATTATTTGCCAAACACAAATACTCCTCCTTCAAATTATCCTATTATGAATAATGATGAACTTGTACATAATGCTCAAAACTACCCTAATCCTAATGTAGCAACTGATAAATACTTAAACCAAAATGTCTATCAAGAAAAAGAACGATCTGGTTCTAATGTAGGAAACTCCATAAGTGAAATATACTCACTTACTGGAAATTATATGTCATCTTCAGAATTTATACATAATAATATGGTTCCTTTTACTGGCCCTAAAGCCAGAGGTCAAATATATAATAATAATAACGCTGAAACTATTTTAGATAATTACGCTGGAGCTGGTTCACAAATTGTCAGGAAAATCGAACAAGCACCTTTATTTAAACCACAAGAAAATGTTCAATGGACACATGGAACACCTAACATGAGCGAATTTTACCAATCTCGTGTAAATCCAGCTACTAGAAACGCTATGGTCAAGCCATTTGAAAGTATTCATGTTGGTCCAGGTCTTGATCAAGGATATGGAACTCAAGGTTCAGATGGATTTAATTCTGGTATGGAAGCACGTGATAAATGGCTACCTAAGACAGTTGATGAGTTGCGTGTTTCAACAAACCCTAAACAAGAGTATTCTTTAGTAAATCATGAAGGGCCAGCACAAAATTATGTCAAAAATGTTGGTATTGAAGGACGTGTTGAGAAGTATAGACCAGATACCTTTTTTATAAATAGTCAAGATAGATGGCTTACAACAACTGGTGCTGAAAAAGCAAATAGAGTTGTTTCTCAAGAGGTTTTTAAAACTTCAAATCGTAATGAAACAACCACATATACTCAAGGAACTCCAAATGCTGTATTAAAAACAGCTAGTTATGTTCCAAAAACATATGAGGAAACTAAACGTACACAATTAGAGGGTTTTGATGTTGGTCATTCTGTTGCTACTTGTACAGCTCCATTTCATAATGATAAGGATAATTATTTGAAAAGTCACACAAATTATGAAAATAGTAGATCTATTAATTCTCAACCTGATTCATTTCGATCTGGATTTAGTTCTGCTATTGGTGCTGCGATTGCTCCTATAATGGATATTTTAAAACCAGTTCGTAAGGAAGAATATTCATGTAATGCGCGTGTATATGGAAATATGATTGGCGAAGTACCTGCTAACTATGTATTAAATGAAGGAGATGTACCTGGAACAACAGTTAAAGAAACAACAATATATCAACCAAATGGATATATTAATAGTCAAAAAGATAATGCTGGATATATGTTATCAAATGATAGACCTGTTCCATGCCAACGTGATTCTACAACACATAATAAATATTCTGCTCCTATTGGTGGATCAGCATCAAAATATGGATCAAAAAATTATGATTATGTCTATAGACAAACTAACAATGAAGCTAAAGAAAAAACAGTTATTGGTAGAACAAATCAAGGAAATGCGAAAATGTTTAACCCACAAGTAAATGTGTCGGTAGCCAAGGTCGAAACAGACAGAAATAATAATAGATTATGGGCGCCACAATCAGTGGTTCCAGTTGGTCCATCCGTTCAAACATACGGAAGAACAAATGTACCTCAATACTATGATCAGTGTCAAGGTTGTGAAAGAATATCACCTGATTTATTAACAGCATTTAAAGAAAATCCTTATACTCAAAGTTTACATAGCGCTGTATAAAATTATTATACATCTTCTACATTTGGAACTTCATTATATTGAATATAATGAAATTTATATTTTTTTAGAAAATTCGTAAGTATTATTCCAATATCATATAATATTTCTTGAAGTACCAATATACAACAAAGAAATAATGACATTAAACCAAATGTTAAAGACGAAATTGCTATAACTAATTGTATCGTGTATGTATATGATATAAACGTATAATTCATGCTATTAAATATTTTTGAACTGTTTATTAAACTATTATTATCAATTTGAATAAGACACAATATACTTTTTATAAAAATATTTAGCAACAACAATTGGAGATGTTTTTCTCTAGTATTAACATCAGTAAAACTATTTTTGATAACTCCTTGTAAAATCAATGTAATCAAAGATATGTTTTGATTTATTGTTAAATTGTTAGTTACTGTTTGTATAATGTCTTTATTGTCAGGAAATTTAATTGATATATTATTCATATTTCTCTTCGAATAATATAAGAATAATAAAACAACTAGTTCATATATTGTTGCCATTAAAAGATTTTTATTATTAACGATTATATCAAATAATGTTATTACCTTAATCGCTCTCTTTTGTGTCATTGTTTACAATCAAAATTGACTTAATAAACTTTAATAAGTTTTTAGCAATTCAATTTTTTTGATAATATTTTACTTTTTCTATTTATAGTCTATCTACTACAGCAAAACAAAATTCATCAAATTTAATATTCCCCGACTCAATTATTTCAGTAACAATTTTTTCAATTTCTTTGTTATACTCTTTATTATCAGATATTACATCAAAATTGATTATATAATTGTTATTACATAACATTATAGTAATTATAAAATCATTATATTCTCCATATGTCCCATGTTCATTTTTAATAATATCATATTTATTTTTACAACAGCGCCACAATGAATAATTCTTTTGTCTAATATTATAATCAATTATGTGATAATCCATTGATAATATATTATGTAATTAAGATATATAATATATATATTATTCAATTTTATATAGATATATTATATGTCAACAAAAGAAATAATAGATAACAAAAATCAATATGAAATTCCAATGTCTTTATATGATATAAATAATACTTTAGATAAAAATTTTATTTTAAACAATATGGTTGATATAATAAAAAAAAATGGTAATATATTTTTACTGGGTTATCCAACTAATAACATAACAATGTTAATGTTAAAGATTTATCATGAAAATATTGTTAGAATTATGAATAATAAAGATTTGGTTAAAACAAGTTTAATGTTTATGACAGGAATGCTAGAATTAGAAGGAGAAGAAGGAACAATATATGCAACAATTTCTGAATCAAAACGAGAAGGGTTAGATTATAATAAAAAATTAGAAACATTTTATTCGATTTTAATTAATTCTGGATGTAATGTAGAATTTATTGATGGAACTTCAGAACTAAAATTAGATACCTCATATAAACAAGGCACAACAGATTTTACAGAAAATATGTATGATACTATTAAAGATTTAGTTTTTTTAGATAAAGATAATAAACTAAACTATTCATCGATTATTAAAAATTATTCAATAAATGTTAAATTAATGGATAGTACAAATTACATTAAAAAACGTGAAGAAGGATTTTCGTTTATGCCATTTAAAAAAATAAATTTAGACAATAGTATACATTGTATATATGGAAGTTTGTGTGTTGAAGCAAAATTATTTGGATATATATATAGTTTAGGTAAGAAATGGAAAGATGTTAAAGGTTATATAGCATATTGGGTTGGAAAAAATATTCCTCCTGACCATATATTAAAAAAGTATAATTATATAAAAAATACAATTGATGACTCAAAACTAGAAAAAATTACAAATATTACACTAGAATTATTAGATAAAGAGACATTAGAAAAATTAAATGAAACTTGTAAAAATACTTTTGACCCAAGTACTACAAATATATCATTTTATAATTACTCTAAATGTAGAAATATATTTATTTATTCAATACAACCAATATCATTAACGTGTCCTGGTTGTTATTTAAATTGGCAATCATATATTAATAACATACAAATAAAATGGGATAGCAATGTATGTACCCCTGTAAATGTATCTGGTGGATACAGAACAAATAAAAAACAAAAAACAAAAAAAGTAAAAAGGAGATCAAAAAGAAACCCAATTTTTACAAATAAAAATAAAAATAAAATTAAAAATAAAATTAAAAAATAAAATTGAAATGATTTAAATATAATACGTAAAATATATAATATTTATAAAGAGTTTGAAAATGTTTAAAACTGCTGTTACTTTTGCTTATCCTAAATGCTCTAAATCATTCAATAAATGGCTTCTATCTAATCCGAATTATTTAAAAATTTATTGTCAAATTGGATCCCCAAAAACATTCGATGTATCTTTAAGAGACGGTATACAAGGTTTATCTTCAATTTCTTTAAGTAAAAAAATAGAGTTATATAAAAATATTTTAGATGTTTATGAACCAAATAATATTGAAGTAGGATCAGTTGTTTCAGAAAAGGTTTTGCCCATTTTCGCAGATACAATTCCGTTTTATAATTTTTGTGAAAATTTTAAAAATGGAGAATATATATCAGTTAATAATACTAATTCTAAAAAATCAAAAATTAATACAAATACAATTATTAAATATGTTTCAAGTAATAATTGGATACTAATTCCTAATGAAACACAATTTGATAAAATCCAAACAATGAGACCTTTGCCAAATATGTCTTTTATTACTTCAACTTCTAATGCTTTTCAACTAAAAAATACTAAAATGACTATAAATGAAAGTTTACATCAAATTCTAAATATTTTAACTAGAATTGACGATTCTAGAAACAATTTTACTAGCCCAAAGATAAAAATTTATGTGTCTTGTATTACAGATTGTCCAGTCGAGAAAAGGTTCGTTTCATATAATAATATAATGAACACATTAAATAAAGTAAATAAATTAAAGCCTGATATTATTTGTTTATCTGATACGTGTGGTACTTTAGACACATATTCACTTACAAATATTATGAAAGAATCAATTAAACTTCGTATACCATTATCTAGATATGGTTTACACCTTCATGTAAAAGAAGGAAGAGAAAATATTGTAGAAGAATTAATTCATTGTGCTTTAAATTATGGAATACAACATTATGATGTTTCTATTTTGGAAACTGGGGGTTGCTCAGTGACTATTCCAGAAAAAAATATGTCTCCAAACTTGTCCTATCAATTATATTATAAAGCATTAGTAAATTATATTCTGAATTACAAACAATAAATGATATATTTAATTGTTTTGTTTAGATAATATTCAATTATATTTTATATTGAATATTATATAGAATATGAGTAGTCCATTTTGGTTAAATGATCCATCTATTTTATTAAATAAAAATAATTTTTTTCATATGTGGCCAACTAATACTATGTATTTTGAAGAAAAATTAAATGCGATAAGTCGTTTAGTAATTTTACTCAGTATACTCGGATTTTTTATTACGAGAAATATAAATATACTTATAATTGGTATTTTGACTTTAGTTTTACTAGCTAGTATTTATTATTTTAGAAAAGAACAAATAGTTAAATCCTTAATTAAAGAAGGATTTGATAATAAAAAAAAAGTCACAAGAGATGATTTACAAGAAGTTTTAGATGATGACTTTCACAAAGTTGGAAAAAAAAATCCATTTGGTAATGTACTTCTAACGGAAATTAATGATAGTCCAAACAGAAAATCTGCTCCACCTTCCTTTGATCCACAAGTTTATGACGACATAAATAAAGCCACAAAAAAACAAACTCAAATGCTTTATCCGAGTATAAAAAGCACTAACAAACAATTATATGGAGATTTATACGACAATTATCAATTTGATACACAAATGATGCAACGTTTTTATTCTAATCCAAATACCCGAGTAACATCAGATCAAGGGGCTTTTGGTCAATGGCTTTATGGAAATATGCCAAGTGCCAAAAGTTCTGGTCCCGATGGTGCTTTTGCTCGTGTTCAAGATAACCAACGATATATAATAATTTAGGAATAAAAATATTATTTTTATTTATATATCTATCTGTCTTCCATAATTTGTTCAGTTAAAATGGGCTTTTCTTCTTGAATAAAAGTTTCATTAGTAATTTTATAGTTACTAGAAATTAGTCCTTTTTTAGCTAATGCTGAATAATAATTTTGTAAATACTTTAGCATATAATTTATTTCATTTACAGGCCCAAAAAAACTATCGTAACTTGTATATATGTCATTATTAATTATATCTATTATTTCTTTAGTATCTATGTGTTTCCAATTAAAAGGAAAATCATCAAATAAATCAATAAAATAATTAACTTTATCATTTTTTGTATAATAAACATTTATAACAGTTTTTTTAAATAAACATGGAAAATAATAGTTTATTCCAATTGAAATGTACTCTATAATATGTATCATTCTAATAATATAATTAATTAATATTTATATTATTTTAAAAGCATATTTATTTTAGAAATATCTGGAAAAAATATATAATATATATTATATAAAATGGCGTATGTGTCTGATTTTACATTTAATAATATGAGTAGAATGGGAAATGATAACTGTTGTATTGATCAAAATACTATTCAAAACTCATCTGCTTGTAGCTATTTATTGCAAAATTATTTTGCGAATGATTGTAACATGAATAATGCCAAGCAATTAGCAATTACTCAACCATGTGTGAATTATAGCGGTGGTTTTGGTTTAGGAGCAGGTGGTTGTAATGTTGATGATAGTTCGAAATTATTGATTGGTACTGTTCAAACCCATCCTAGATGTCGCATAGATTTATTTCATAGACCATTTGCTACTGTACCTTTTTTAGGAAGAGGTTCTGTTGATCCTTTGTTAGAAGCTCAAATTCAACAAGGCGAAATGATAACTAACAAAAGAACTATTACTCATTTAACTGAAAAAAGCCATTTAAAATATAGAACAACTCCCCTTATACCTGAAGTAAAAAAGAAAATTCAAAATCCAAACTTGATGATTGAGTCAATGGCTTCAGATGGTTGGATCCGTGGCGGTCTTCCATCAAGAGAACTAACAAGAGATGGTGATTATTATACAACACATACAGCTGGTCAAAGTATGCCTTAAATATATTACACTTTTTATATTTATAAAACCAATATAAAGACAATCCGCATTTGAAATGTAATATGGAAAAGCATGTAATAGAAAAATTAAATGAACTAGATTATTCAAAAAATCCTTGGAAAAATTGGTCTTTAGAAGAACAAAAGACATTATTAGAAATTTACTTAGCTATATCAAAAAAAGAAAGTTATATTTTTGATCTAATTTGGAGTTTACATGGTTGTGATAGTTGGGAAGATATTTTTAGGGATTACAATTATAGAAATTTTGAAGACAAAACATCAGGTGTAGAAGTAGCCTTAGATACGTTAAAAGAGAAAACATAGAATTAATAAAATATTTATTTAAAGATAAATAGATAAATATTTTATGAGCTTTTATAATATTGATTTTGAAGTAAAGTATAATGATATATATAACGAATTAATATATATATTAGATAACCCTGATTTAGCTGCTGAAGAAAAATATAATATAGAAGATGTTACAACAATTTGTACAAATTTGTATCAGCATGAATTAATTTCCGTTTTTAACGCTTCTTCTCTGTTAGATGATAATATAGATAATGGTATACAGATGGTATATGATAACTGGCTATCTAAGTATGATCCATTCAATAAAATACTGAACAATGCTAAACAACATTTATTTACAAATAACAATGATACCAATGTTTTCTTATCTTCTGAACAACAAATGAATTTAGATCAAAATTCTTCTTATTTTTTGTTATTAATTTTATTTAGTGAAAATATTTTTTATTTAACTCATAAATGTATTTGTCAGCTAGCAAAAACAAAAAATATTGAGTTACCTTTATTAATAAATTTAGATACATTGTTAGAAGAAACATTAAAAAATAGATTTTAAATAATAAAAATTATAAATTATATATTATAATTATTATATAATGGCATCAACACGTAATAAAAATACTCCAGGAAATTATTGTTTAGAACAAAGACAAAGCACTGGTCCAGAAAAATGGTCTTTATATAAGAATGGGGCAAATGGAACAGCGTATGATACAAAGCTAGCTGGCAATGGACTTATTCAAGGTCAAATGCCTTGGACTACACTCTCACATAATCCTGCTGATATCGAATCTTTTTTGTTTGGAATAAATTCAACAAATTTAGTTAATCCAGCTCCCCCTCTAACTCCAGAATTAACATGTTTACAAAGTGCGAATGTATTTAATAAACAACCCGTTTATATGCCTATTCCATTTGTTATGAAAAAAGATCAAAGACCATTTCCATTACCTTAATTTTTCTTCATGATTATATTTATAAAATAATAATAGTTAATTATTTTATAATAATATTATATGTCAAATTATTTAGATAAATTAAAATGTTGTACAGTAAATAATTATTGTCAAAGAACTACTGGACCACAAGGACCACAAGGCGAATCAGGACCAATTGGACCAGTAGGCTATCAGGGATCTACTGGTGTTCAAGGATACCAGGGCAACCAGGGACAAGGTTTCCAAGGAAATCAAGGATTTCAAGGCACAAATGGTACAGGAGGTGGATTAACATTTTATATGAATTATTTACAATCAACAAGTCCAACGTTGACACCATTAACATCAGCACAGCTACAAACGATAACTGGTCAAACAACTGTTAATCCAACTAGTATTTTATACAGTCCTAGTCAGAATACAAATATTAGTAATTTAGCTCTTAATCCTAATTTAGCTTTACCGCAGGCAATTTTGTCAGTAACAACTCCAGCAACAAATACATCGGATATTCCTGTTGTTCAATTCGCGATAAAAATTTCTGATTTAAATTTAACGTCAAATTTTGTTCCACCTGGAATATGGGATTCGAATATTTATTCAAAAGCAAACTCAGCATCTGACTCACTAAATATTGGGATAAAATGTTATTTAATTGGCTATAATAGTTCAACAACGACATATACAAATTTAGTAGCAAATGGTTCAGATTTAATTTATTTAAATAATTATACTTCGGTAAAAATAAATGAGACAAGTTTAGTAATTCCAAACCCAATATCATTGTCACCATATGATTTTTTAATATATGTTATCGTTGCAAGAAATTTAAACCCTGTAAGTTATGTTGCTGAATTATACTTTCAATCATCAAATACATATTCACATATACATACATCATTTGCTATATCTGGAGCAACTGGAGCCCAAGGTCCACAAGGACCTCAAGGTTATCAAGGAACTCAGGGGCTTCAAGGGTTCCAAGGCTATCAAGGAAATCGAGGGTTTCAAGGATCTGGTGGAGCACTTGGTTATTGGGGTTCTTTTTGGTCAACACAAACACAACTAAATTCTCCTTCTTCAACAGCAAGAGCAATGACATTGAATAATACTGATCCAAATAGTAGCGGTGTAAGTATTGTATCTAATACTAGAATTACATTTTCTAATCAAGGAGTTTATAATATTCAATTTTCAGCTCAGGTTCAAGATGTTGACTCTCCTGGAGCAAAAATAATTAGTATTTGGTTTAGAAAAAATGGTCTAGATATTCCAGACTCGAATACTAATGTAAATACAGACAATCAAAATAGTTTCGTTGTTGCTTCATGGAATTTCATGGTAGCACTTAATGCTGGAGACTATATTGAAATAATATGGTATTCAAGTGATTCAGGAATGCAGTTGACTTATTCAAATACACCACCATCAGGACCAAATATACCTTCTGTTATTGTTACGGCACAGCAAGTAATGTATACTCAAATAGGTCCACAAGGGTTCCAAGGCAATCAAGGGTTCCAAGGCAATCAAGGGTTTCAAGGTAATCAAGGGTTCCAAGGCAATCAAGGGTTTCAAGGCAATCAAGGGTTCCAAGGTAATCAAGGGTTCAAGGCAATCAAGGGTTCCAAGGCAATCAAGGGTTCCAAGGCAATCAAGGGTTCCAAGGAAATCAAGGTTTCCAAGGTAATCAAGGTTTCCAAGGTAATCAAGGCAATCAAGGGTTCCAAGGCAATCAAGGCAATCAAGGATCTAGTACTTCAGCAAATAGTATGATCGGTGGATTTGCCCAAAATATTAAAAGTGCAAATACAACTTATTTTGGAGTATATATTGCATCTATTACAGGTCTTCCTGCTAATAATACTGAAACTAATGTACAGACTGCTCTACCTTTAAATTGTACACTATCAAATTTTTATGTTTATTTAAATAATAGTCCAGGAGGAACTGCGTCATATACATTTATTATCAGAAAAAATGGAGTTAATACAGCTTTATCAGTTACAATATCTGGAGGATCTATAACAGGCTCTGATTTAGTAGATACTGTATCATTTACAAGTGGAGATTTATTTTCAATATCAGCAGTACCAAGTGGAGGTCCTAATAATGATTTAGAGGTAAGTTGGGTATGCCGTGTAACAAGTATATAAACTATAATGTAACAAAGTATCCATCGTCTAATTCACATAATTGTTTTAACCCTTTTATAAATGTTTTTCTATGGCTTGGAATATCACATGTTATTTTTTTCGTCCAATCATTATAATCTCTTATTGCGTAATGATTTAAACTTATTTTTAATTCATTATACGCGTTTTCAGATATTTCAAATGTATCAGCATTATCAAATTCACATACAGTTTTTGCTCCGTAATTTGTTATCATTTGCCCATCAGTGTAAACTTTGTGTATCCAAAGTTTGTTAGTTTTAGATAATTTTGATGTTTGGAATAATGATTTACCAAAATGATTAGCAAATTGAAGTTCATATGGAATATTTGAATATTTATCTAAATTTAGCCTTTTTTTATTGTTTTTAAAAATACTTGTGTTTTCAAAATAGTCTTCTAGTTCAATACTTTTTGGTTTAATCAATTGCCAATACACATATATACAACTAACTTGTTGGTCGTCAATATAATCTTTCAAATAGCTTGATAGTGTATAACCATTTTTACCAAACATAAATTCATCAATATCTACAATTGTTGCCCATTTTGTTTCTTTTCGAATAATATCAAAAAAATTTTTATCGATCATAGCTTTTTGACTATGAGGATTATTATATACATCATATTCCGTGTAATCATTAATAACTGTTATAATGTTAGATAGTTTAGCTTTGTTTATTTCAATAAATTTATCAAAATCATCGTCACTATTATTGTTTACAATGTAAAAATGTTCTACACCTTGTTCGATGTAATGTTCGATAAACTCCATTAAATAATTTGTCTCATTTCGTATACATACGCACACAGATAAAAAATATTTGTATTTATTTATGTTAGTATCATTATGTAATTTAAGTAAATCTTTCCATAATAATACTCTTTTTGACCAATCACAAACATTTAACGCATATTCTAATCCATTAGTTAATATATTCGATTTTTGTCTATTTGTTAGTTCTAACAATGTATTAATGTCATTTTCTTGATCAACTTTTAATCCATGTTTACCTAATGTATCAGATAATCCAGCAACTGGATAATATAGACATATTACATTTGATGCTAACATTTCCATTGATGTAATACATGATGTTTCTGGAAAATAGCTTGGATATAACCAATATTCAGCTGAACCTAATAATTTATATAATTCTACTTTATTTTGACTACCTAAAAACTGAATACTTGTATCAGACAAAATTTTTTTTAACATATTTTCTTCTTCAATATTCCTTGGAAAATCATTATATGTACAAATAATTAGAGACGCATTATATAAATATTCTTTTATTTGTGGCCACAGTTCTAGTAATCGTTTTAATCCTCTCTCAACACATGAAGTATAAACAAATCTATTTGTTATCTTTTTTATTCCAATTTGACTATCACGAATAGTTTTAAAATTAATGCCATTATTGATTACATGTATTTTATCTTTTAAAATAGGATATAATTTAATAAACTCATCTTTATGCCATTCTGTCTGACATATACACCCATTTATTTTATTTTCCCATTTTGTTAGAATAGAGTAATCGTTAGAATTTGGACTACCCCAAGACAAAAGTTTAATATCATGTGCCCATATATATGACTGATAATACTTTGAATTAGGATAAATATCATAAAAAGATATATATCTAGAGACAATGATTGTATGCCATAATGTGTCATTTATAAGATTTGTAGCATTGTCTAAACTAACAAAGTGTATATTTCTTACAGTTTCTTCTTCAACTTGACCAACTATAAAAATATTGTATTGTTCATCAAATTGTTTTACTAATTCTATTACAGCTGTTTCAGAACCTCCCAGAGAGTTGTTTAAATAATATGTGATATTCCATGGCTTATCGCAGTAACCCGTATAAAAAAGTATATTCTTTGTTTGTCTACATTTTTGTAAAATAGTATCATTATCAAGGTTTACAAATTCTTTATTTGTTAGTTGTATTCCATAATTTTTGTATTTTTCCATGAAATCATACTTTAAATAATTAAAATACATAATATCCAGATAATTTAGATAATCTTGAAATAATTGAATAAAGTTTGGATTATATGTTACACAAATATCTATAAAAAATTGTAGATTATACAAAGTATTTCCAATAAAAAATTCATCTATATTTTTACATTTAGATATAAATATGATTGTAAACATTTGCGTAATTATTATATGACATTCTGTTTTTTTTTCAGAAATATCTTTCACTTTATCAGCAACTAAAATAACATAAAATGGCAATAATAAACAACCTTTGTCTAGTTCCAAAAATAATTTGTTAGTATACATTCTTTCAATCGACGTGTTAACTAACAAAATATGTTCTTTAATCCAAATATTATATAAATTATAACAAACAAAAAAATCACCTTTTGCGCAATAGTATTGTATTAAATGGTAAGCACATTCATATCTAGTATTGTCATATTTTGCTGACTCGATAAGATAATATATTCCATTTTCTTGTAGACCCATTTTTTCAAAACATCTATATATTTGAAGACAACTCATGTATTTTTCTTGGTTCCAACTTTCTTGTTGTTTCAATACTTTTTTATACCATTCAATAGCTTGATCAAGTTTATTTGCATCTTTATAACTATTTGCGCAATAAAATGAATATCTTAGATATAATTTATCGTCATTTTTTAAGGCATCATTATAAGCATCTTCTAATAAATTTGCGTCATTTATATATTTATTTGGATCTCTATTTCTGCTTCCAGTTCTACCAGAAATAATATAATAATCTCCTTCAATAGTCTCACAATTTGGATCTTTGCTTATACATTCAATATATTCATGTAAAACAGATTTAAAGTGCCATTTTATGCGATTATTTATCAAAATAATCCTTGAATAATCTGTTGATCCAAAAGAAAATTTCATATGATAACCATCTGCGTTTAACATGTTTTTATCTAGGTTTATAGACCCAATAATATCATCATCCGCATCAAATATAAGTAAATAGTCTGATTTATTGTAAGCATATTCTAAAGCAAGTGTTCTATTATGAGCAAAGTTTTTCCATTCATCAGTATAGAGTTCACCCTGAATACCTTTTTCTTCAAAAAAAGTTGTAATTATTTCACATGTATTATCGGATGAACCAGTATCACAAATAACCCAATAGTCAAAATTTAATTTTGAACATAACATTTCTAATGTTTTCTTGATTATATGCGACTCATTTTTAACAATCATGTTTAAGCACAATGTTTTTGACATTATAAAATGAATAATTAATATAGTTTATACTTTTTATATATTAGTTAAATCAATATATAAAAAGTTGTTAGTTAATAGTTTATAATATGAATTCCTTTTTAGAATATATTCAACCAGGATATACAAATATTGCTACAAATATTTATTTATTTAATACAATTAATCTAAGTAATTTATCGTTACATAAGTTATTTATTGATTATTACTCTGCTTTAAACTATAAAAATAATAATAATATAAATACCATCGAAAAAATACAAAAGTTTACAGAATGTATAAATAATATTATATCTAACAAAGATTTATGTGAATCATATTATGTAAAAAATATTCTTTATGAGTGTTATATCAATATTTCTTTACTTTATAGCAATTATGGAGAAAAAAAATATGATGAAATTAAAGAAAATTATTCTATGGCATCAAATATATTTCCTGAAAGAGCAGAACCATTTTACTATTTTGGATTATACTGTAAACAATTTCAAGATCATTTAGATGATGCTTATAATGCTTTTAAAGAGGCAAAAAATAGATCTTGGCAACCCGCAATAAATAAACATCCAACAATTCAGAAAAACGCTTATGGATCCTCTGTTCTTAAAGATTTAATTAATTGTTGTTCAAACAAAGAAGAACAAGAAAAATATATATTTGAATTGCTATCTAATCCAGATTATAATCATTTAGTAAAATAGTTTTTACATTTAGTAAATCCATGTATTTTGGAAAATCCGTAAAATAATCATAATTGTCTATAAGATGGATCTGATCTAATATTTTTTCGGGCAATGATTTATTAAACGTTAAAACACAAATGCCTCTAAAATTTGCGTTGTAATAGTATTCAATATAGTTAATATAACTTCTATAATATAATAATATATGATATAATCCTTTCCATATATCTCCTGTCCAAAATTCACCATACTTAATTATTCCATTTTCATAGTAATGTGAAATGGGTATTTTTAGTTGTTCGTAATAGCAAAAAGGCAATATATCATCAATAAATATGGTTCCATTGTTAGTTAAATGGTTTGAGGCATTATAAATATCTCTGATAAAATATTCTATTTGATGCATACCATCAATAAAAATTCCATTATAAAGAATTGTTTTATCTAGTTGTAAGAAATAGGTGTCAGATGTTTCTTTAATAATATTTATGTCTGATGGCGATAAAAACTTTGGTTCAGGGTCAACGCCTGTTTTATTTGTACATTTTACATTTAAAATAGTAGTTCCATATTCTACACCTATTTCGAGATAACTAAAATTATGTGTATTAATGTATTTATTTATAATATTATAACGTGTATTTAATGTTGAATTAAAAAGAGGCTTTGTTAGTTCATCATTTCTATAAATATAATATTCTTTGGTTGATAAATATAATAGCTTAAACCATTGTTCCAAATTATCATTAGTTTCATCTTCAAAATAATAACATTTCATTTTATCAAGTTGTAAATACTCTAATTTTTTCCATAAATATTCTAATGAACATTTTGTGTCAAGCAATATAAAATCTGTTTTTTCATCATTATATAATTGTTTTATTTCTTCTAAATTTTTTACAAGAGTATCTAGTCCAATAATACATATTTGTTTATCATATTTATCATTTATAATAAGATTATTAAATTTATGAGTGTATGTACTAGGATCTCTCTGCCAAATTTTTGAACAATTTGATTTATATATAGGATCTTCATATGCTCCAAGTTCCATCATTTTATTGTCAATATTATACTTATCATAATATATTGGACTAATATAGTATGGACCAATACGATTTATTTCCCAATTCCTTATTAAAGAAAAGTTATTATTTGAATCATTCATATATTGTATATAACCAATTCGATGTACTTTTGCTATACCAGTGCTTATACTTGTTTTCACTATTATTTCATAATCATCGCAAATAGGTAAATATTCTGAATAACTTCCTAGTTCATTTAATACTGATTTACGCCATATACGAGGATGATTAGGACAGCATACTAGATGTGTCATTGTTATATTATTTATATTTGGTGTAATATAAACTAATCTCCATTTACCATCTTCCAGCTTCTGAGAATAATAACTTCCATAACCTTTACAAATAAAGTCACCAAACCATTGATTTTTACCATTTTCGTAAATTGATGCGCAATCCCAATAAATAAATCCAATTTTTTCATTATTGTTAAATATATCAGCAGAAGTTTTTAATACATCAGGCATGAGTTCATCATCATGATCCATTTCAAGTACATATTTACCTCGGCATAATCCTATTGTTTCATTTTTTACATTTCCGATACTACCATTATTTTTTGCTCGTCTATATAATCTTATTCTTGGGTCATTTATGAAATTTTTACGTAAAAAATCAAAGTTATTATCATCAGGAGAATCATCTAGAATAACCCATTCCCAATCAATTAAGGTTTGTTTCAATAAACTATTGTATACTCTAAAAATTTTATTACCAGAGTTATATGATGATGTAAATAGAGAAAAAGTAGGTCGAACATGTTCTCTTGACAAGGAACACATATTGATATAAAAATTGTTTACTATATGATTAAATGTCTCAATATTTTGAATAGAACCATTTTGTAAATGTATCCAACGTGATTGTAACATTTCTTCAGATAAAACAGTAAGAAGTTTATCTCTATATTCGGTATTATTTTCGCCATACGTAACTAACATATGATAATTTGAGTCGTGTAACATCTTTGTATTTTCAATAGTATTAGCAATATATAATGTACAATCTATTAGAGAAGCTACATTTAAAAAAAATAAATCAATTTCTGAGTATTTATCTAATCTATAAAATATAACAAATGGATATTTCATAGATTTTATATATAATATGTATTTAAACTATTAAATAATCATTATATAATAAATTAAAATTCAGGAGTGTGTTTTTTAAATAGACAGCCTTGAGGACTTAAATGTTTCACTTGATTAGTAACAACTTGAGGATTTTGGTGATCACAATTAGATAACCATATTTTTACGATACAAAAGTTTTTTTTAGGCGAAATAGTTATTCCAGTAACGCTGTTAACAAAAGGTAAATTATTACTTGTTGTTTCACCTACTAACACATATGTTAATTCTCTCCATACTTCAACTACGTTTTTGTTGGATACCTTATAAGAGAAACATCCACCACTTCTATTTTTTGGATCTTCCCACATTGGATTAATTCCATCCTTCATTATATAAAGCATACAATTTTTAACAAGTGGTTCAGGTAATGATTCAGTAATGGCAATAGTCTCCTCTACAGTATTAAATTTATAAATTAACTTATAACTTTTCAAAGTCCATTCTGGATCTTGAGGTAAATGTGCCCATAAGTTCCATTTATTTTTCAATTTATGGAACACATTATTACTAATATTAGTTAAATTATCCATTAAAATATCTGTATTGGTTGTAACCATCTGTAATAATATATATTCAATTTTTTTTAAATTAGTTAAATATATATTTAATAATTTATTTACTCAACTTTTATAAAATCATTATCACTTGATGATCCTTTTTCACTTAGTGTGTCCTTACTTTCACTTTTATCAAAGGGCATATTTGTTAGTATACTATCGTTCTTTTTTATAGTATAGTTATTATTTTCTAAAATTATAAATTTATCATTAGTTAATGTGAACATATTTACATTGTTGTCTATTACTTCTAAACAATAATTAGCTATATCTATATCTATATGAATTATATTTTTAAGATAATGATTAATGAATGTTTTATCTATTTTATTACCAACAACATAAAAATCATACTTGTCTGTTTTTAAGACAATGTTTATTGGATCTAGGTTTGATAATATTAGGTTAATCGATAAAAAATGATTATTAAATGGCTTAAAATCAATATTTTCATTAGATATATCTTGTCTAATTTCAAATAATAACTGTTTAGTTATATTATTTTTAATTATATGATAATTATATTCTGATACAGGATTAATTGAAATAATTCCTCTTAACCATTGAATAGATGAATTTGTATAAATTTCATGGCAACTATTAAAATTAAAATCATAATATGTAATTAACGATATAAAATCTTTATTATTACTAGCACTATATTTTTCTATAAATGGACTAACATATTTTTTAAATCTTATTTCAGTATAACTATAAATATAAATAACATTAACAAATAGCTTTATTAGAATTGGTTCACCTTCTTTTAATATATAATTAATTGCATTTGTTAGTATTGTCCTCAATTGCCTATATTCATTTGGAAAATAATATTGAAATAAATAATTAAATGAATACCATGATAAGCATTTATATAATATGTTCATTATATTATGTATAATATAATGAATATATTTAAATCATTTTTATATAAATTATTGAAATGCTGGATCTGTAGTAGTATGTATAGGTGGATTAGACTTTGAAATATCCATATAATTATTAATATTTTGTTGTTTATAATCAGTAACAGTATAAACTAAATTGCCTTGTTTTTTAATTTCTGTTTTTTTTGTACAAGGAATATATAACTTACCAGTTGATGGATCTAGTCCAAACGTATATAAAAGTATTCCAACAATAACAGACATTAATATAAATGGTATAAATACAAGTATCCAAGAAATAATTCCCATACCTGTTTGACACAAAGTATTTAATAAAATAGTTATAATAATCATAACAAAAACTTTTATTATTGCTGTATTATATAATCCTTTAATCGTGTCAATAATAATTTGAGCTAATGAAAACGCAACATAAATAAGTGCTGGGGCACATAAAATCATATTATAATATATACATATTATTATTTGATAAAAACTAAATTATTGCTCATCATCAAAAATAGGTTCTCCATCTTTGATAATTCCAACCTTTTTTCCTGGTTCTCCATTTTTATCTGATTCATAAAGAATACCATTGTTTTCATCAGTTGCGAAATATGTAACATCATCAATTTCAATCTCGAATACTTCTTCCTCTTCTTCACTAGTTTCAGCATTTTCTTCTACATTATGTTTAGTTTCTACAATTTGCTCTTCATCGGTTTCTACTTCTTCTTCTACTTGTTCTTCTTCTTCTTCTACTTGTTCTTTTTCAATATCTTGTTCTTCTTCTTCTTCTTCTACTTGTTCTTCTTCTTCTTCTTCTACTTGTTCTTCTTCTTCTTCTACTTGTTCTTCTTCTACTTGTTCTTCTTCTTTAACTTGTTCTTCTTCTTTAACCTGTTCTTCAATATCTTTAGATAGTTCTTCATCTTCTTGTAATACTTCTTCTTCACATATGAATTGTTCTGTTATTTCTTCATTCAATTCACTTAAATCATTTATTATGGCTCTAACATTTTCTTCATTACTATTATTTCCTTTGTAGTAATCTGTCAATAATTTTTGCCCAGCAACAGCATTATTATTAGGAATATTGTAGGATTGTGTATTCATATTGCTTTCAATATTGGTAATTTTTTCAAAAAGCTTTAAAAAAATATTATATAGATTATCGATTTTTCTTGATAATTCATCAAATCTTTCATTATTTGTATTGTTATTATTTGTATTGTTATTATTTGTATTTAACATTTCGTCTGGAATAATATTATTTGATTTACAAATATTTACATTATTATTTGAATTTTGCAACTTATTTAGAATATTATACATTTGTTCAATAGTTGCCATTTGAATAAGTTGTTCTAGAGAATTCATTTATTTGATATTATAATATATGAGTTTCGTTTAATATGATTTAAAAAATATTTTATTGTATAATATATGTCTCAGGATATAAGTATTTTAGACCCAAATGAGAAAATGATTAGTTTAGTCATGTCACAAACAACCTTAAATAAAGATGAAGCAATAGTTAAACTAAAAGAATGTAATAATGATGCGTTAATAGTTATTAAAGATTTTATGGGAATAACAAATACAAATAAAGTATCTAAAAAGAGTTTAAATCAAGAAATATTTAGACAAATGCGCAGACAACTGGATATAAAGGACTATTGGAATAAAAATCCAATTGATGTAAATAACGTAATTCAGAATTTTCAGGAATCAGAACAACGCCAAAATAATAATAAATAATTATGAATTATTTGTTGGTTTACAAGTTAGACTTACTTCTTCATAAATAGTCAAAAATTTTTCAAAATTAATATTTTTTTCTATTAGAATAGGTTCTAATTTTTGAAATAAATAATTTGGATCAGTAATTATTTTTTCAAAATCTAAAAAAATAGTATTAATATCGTATTTAACCATAATATAATTATAATTTGCTAAAATATTATTATAAAAATATATTTGTTCTTCATAATTTTTGGACTTCCATAATCCACCATTAGAATATTTATTTTTAACTCTTGACATAGCAGCATCTTCTAATTTTCTTATCGGTATTATAACATATTTTATTTTTATTTTAGGGTCGTTAGCAATATGTTCCATATTCATAATATATCTAGGATTTTTAAGAATTTTATATTTTTCATTATAATTCCTTTCCATACCAGCATTACAATTTTTACTAATATATATATGATAGTTTTTTCTGGTAAAGCCTGTATCAAATTCTAAAAAAGAAAAAATCTTTATTAAAAATGTTGTACCACAACGTCCTGTTCCAGTTATTAGTATTTTTTCCATAAATATTCATAATATTTTATTATAAATATTTTATTATAAATATTTTATTATAAATATTTCAATGTGTTACTCCAAATTGTTGACTAACAATTGTTGAGTTTGTTTGTTTTTTTTTTACAATCTTCTGGCCTACCGATCCGTTTGTATTGTTTGCTGGAATAATCTTTTTATTAAGTAAAAATTCGTCATTATCTTCATGTAATTCTGGAAATATTTTAGTCATTGGTTTATCAATAATTAAGAATAGTCTGTCATTTGATAAAAGAGACCTATATAATTGTATAGACATATTTCCATAAAATTTATCAAGCATATAATATGGATTTGGTGCTGGTTTTATATGCTTTTTATATTTATATATTTTTCCATAGACATAATTTAGTAACTGATATCGTTCATGTTTAGTTGAACTATCGATTGGTTCATTCATTAAAAATCCACAAGCACATTCAGGACTACAAAAACATCCATATACAATAATGGAACCATTTTTGATATACTTTGGTATGTGTATAGGAGGATTATCAAATGAACATGTGTCAAAGAAACAAGCACATCTTTTATTTGGAATATTATCAAAATGCAAGTTATGTTCTAATTCTTTTAATTTTTTCCAAATTAATGCTTCTTTTGTTTTAGTCCCAGACTTTACTGATATATCATCATCATCATCATCTTCATAATCACTTACAACTAAGGAAACTACTTCTTGATTTTCATTAATTTTTAATGGAGTGTTTATGTCATGATAATTATTATTGAAGTAATTATTGTTATCTATTATGTCTAATTTTCCAACAATATTTATGTTTGTATTAGTTTCACTATTTTCATCATTTGGAAAAATTAAATAACTATCATTTTTTAAAAGAAGATCCTTCATAGAACATTTTAAGTGTAATATTACATTTATTTTTTCAGGCGTATTTATATTAACATCAATATTATTTGTAATAATTTTACCACCCTTTGGTTTTCTACCTCGTTTTTTTGCTTCTGGTTTTTGCTTTATATCTTGTATATCAGTTACTTGTATTTCCTCAACAAAAATTTGTTTAGTATGTTCAATATTAACAATACTATTTGATTTTGTCGCTAATGAATTTAACAACTCCTGTTTAGACTTTCTTCCTCGTTTTGGTTTTGTGTCATCGTTTGATATTGTGTTAGTTTGGACATCTGAAATTTTCTTTGGTGGCATTAGTTATATTAAAAGAATGAATAAATTTAAATTGTTTTAATATATTATTTATCAAAATATTCATTTTTCATAACAATTTCTACATACTGGCATATAATTTGTAGAACCCACAACTGTTTGGTGTTGCTCATCGGTCAATCTTTTTGAAAAAATACCGACAGTACCATTCTTACATAGTCCACAAAATGATGTAAGCTTAGTAATCTTATCACATAATGGTATCAAGTCTAATATTTGTCCAAATTTTCGACGTTGAAAATCCCCATCTAGTCCACATATATATATATGTTTGCCTTTTTTTAACATATCATACACAACATCATATAAATCATCAAAGAACTGTCCTTCATTTATCAAAATAACGTCAGAAAAAAATATTGTTTCTCTGTCTTTTAATACTTGAAATAGTCCATTTGTTTCTGGTTCACCAGTCCAAATATATTTTAAACAATTAGACATAATACATGGGACTTGTAGTCCGTTATGAGTTGACATAATGTTATCGCCATAACGGATGTCAAATGCATGATTAATGACAGCTACTGAAATAGAACATTTAATACATTGTTCGTATATTTCTACTAATCTAGATGTTTTACCTGAAAACATAGGTCCAACTATGAGCTCTAAATAACCGCTAGATGGATTGTTATGTCTTTTTGTTGCCATAATAAATAAGATAAACAAAGTTGTTTTTATTTTGAAATAATTAAATATATTTAATAGATATTAAATATTTCTTATAAAATAGTTTAATGAATTTAAATACAGAAAATATACCATTTGTCGAGAAGTATAGACCAACTGAGTTTGAGAGTATTGTATTGGATCCAACCAACAAAAAAATTCTAAAAAATATTATTGAAACAGCTTATTTTCCAAATCTTCTTTTTTTTGGTCCACCTGGTACAGGAAAAACTACAACAATTATTAATTTAATTAATAGTTATCAAGAAAAATATTCACAGAAAAATAAAGAGCTAGTAATACATTTAAATGCGTCAGATGAAAGAGGAATAGAAATAATAAGAACTCAAATAAATAGTTTTGTTAGTTCAAAAACATTATTTAGCAAAGGAAAAAAATTTGTTATTTTAGATGAAGTTGATTATATGACAAAGAATGCTCAACAAGCGTTAAAATATTTAATACAAAATTATTCAACAGATGTTAGATTTTGTCTTATATGTAATTATATAAGTAAAATAGATGAAAGTTTACAAAATGATTTTCTTAGATTACGTTTTAATCAATTGCCCGAAGATGAAGTTATTACGTTTTTAAAAAAAATTTCAGATAGAGAAAAAATTAATCTTAAAGAAAGTTCAATTAAGATGATACAAAAATTATATAAGTCAGATATTCGATCCATGATAAATTTTATTCAATCAACACAAAATATAACAAATCCTTCCGATATAAAAATACTTCATTCAGGAATTTGGGATCAATTAATCTCTATTTTAAAAAATCATCAACTAACAAATTTAACTAATAAAAAAAAGAAAATAGAGATAGCTGTGCTACACGATTATATAATAGATCTAGAAAAAGAGTTTAATATCGATAAAAAGAATATTATTAAAGATCTAGCAAATTATTTGATAAGAACTTATCCAACAATAATTAATGAAGATTTATTAAATATATTTGAAAACATAATACATTTTGAAGATTGTAAAAATGAATATTATTTAAATTATTTTCTATACAAAATCAAGCCATTTTTATTTCATATTGTCTAAATATGTGTTTTTATAAATATTGTATAATTTATGAAAACAATTATTCTTTACCAAAGTTGTAAATAGACATCCTTTTTTCTAAATTTTTTAAAAAATTATTAGGAGGAGAATGTTTTGTTGGATCGAAAAAATTTCTTTTTAAATCGTATTGAGTTAAAACATCTTTTTGTGTCTTATTTGTTGGCGAACTTTTATTTATTTGTATTTTAATAGGTTCAGATATTGTTTCCATTTTTACTTTATATAGAGAAAATAATTGAAATATATTTTGTTAAAGAACTTAAAGACAAACATCAAAAGGTATATAAAGAGTCTTTAAGTATGTCAATTAATATAAATAATATTGATGATGAATGGTCGCAGTTTTTAAGTGGTACAAACAATTCATCATCATATGCTGGAAATATACTTAATTTACAAAATCAAAATTATAGTTGTTCAGATAATGATAATGATGATGATAGTAGTGAAAAGGATTTAGATTTAATAATTGACTATAATTATAATGATTTTAACAATAATAATGTAGTAATTCCAGAGCCTACTCCAATATACATATCAACAAAATCCAAAATAGCTTATTTAACAGATCCTATAGATTTGCGTATATTTTGGGATATTCCTATTATACCTTATCATGTGCCTAAAGATGGTGTTATTAAAAAACAAATGAAATTTAATTCTAAATCCAGAGAAGAATTAGATGATATTTTACATAGATTAAAAGATATAAATTATTATGAAGAAACAATTATGTCTCATATTGATAATCCGAACGGAAGAATAAAGTTTAAAGATATACGTAAAATTAGTATTGGACTATCAAAAAAGGATATTTTAACTTACAGAAGCAAAAAGAAGCAAGCATTTTATAATTGTTTTGTTTTAATAATTCGTCTTAATATTAATGATGAATTCAAAGAATTTCATATTAAAATATTTAATACTGGACAACTTGAAATACCTGGAATTCAGAGTGATGAAATGTACGAATATGTACTTAAATATATTATTGAACTACTACAACCTTATAATTCCAAAAAACTAGAGTATAAACAAGATAGCAATACTGTTCTAATAAACTCTAATTTTAATTGTGGTTTCTATGTAAATAGAGAAGCTCTATATGATATACTAAAATTCAAATATAATTTACAAACAATATATGATCCTTGTTCATATCCTGGAATACAATCAAAGTTTTATTATGATTGTAGTACAAATATTCAAAATGGACGTCAAGTTCCTAAAGAAGAACAAGGTAAACATATTTTAGAAGTGTCATTTATGATATTTCGTACTGGAAGTGTATTAATAGTAGGTAAATGTGAAACAAAAGTTCTTTATGAAATTTATGACTTTTTAAAAAATATTTTAAAAGCAGAATTTAACAAAATTTGTCAACGATTAATCACTAATGAAGATAAACAATCAAAAAGTAAAAATAAAAAAATCAGAAAGAAAATAATTATTAATAATGTATTAACTCAAAATAATATTATCAATATAGATGATAATACTAGTAAAGTATTTGATATTATTAATTTACAAGAAACTGATAAAATAATTAGTAATGAAACATCAAAAAGTAAAAAATCAGAAAGAAAAGGGAAAAACAAAAAAATTTCTCTTGTTCTGGAACATTAAATAAGTTGTAAAAATATTTGCTCTATAAATTTTTTCTTGTTACTAGTATCATCAAAAAAATATAGATTGTCGTTTATTATCAAACATTCAATATAAGTATTTTTGTCTATATTACAATATTTTTTTTTAAAAATAGTACCAATAATAATTGTTAATATTTCAAAATATTCAGATATATCTAGTTGTTTATCTTTTAAAAAGTCTTGAAAACATAGAATATTATCATAAATATTTGTATCCTTTTTTTTTGAACATAATAGATCTTTTAGTGTATTATTATGTAATAATAAATTTTCAAAATCTTTTTTTTTACTTATATAATTAGAATACTTAAAAAATATATTTAATTGTATATTAATAAGTTTATCCAATATATATATATTATTTATATCTTCTTCTGAAAGAGGTTTTGAATTTGGATTTATGTTAAAAATAGTTTTTCTTAATGTAAAATTTATTGCGTCTTTTGTTTGTAAATTAAGAAATGAAACATTCATATTATTTAATTGACTAACAAAATCTAAGAATATATAATATGATTGTTGTGAATGATAGTAAGTTATTTTTAAGTTTCTAGTATTTATCAGTAATTGTCGAAACACATTTGTTACTGTATTTAGACCTGTATCAAATATATATTCATTTTTTATGTTTTTCTCAAAAAATGTTTTAGTATATTCATTAATTAATAAATTATATAATGATATAATTTCGTTAATTGTTGAATTTATTGACGTATGATAGTTACTTTGTGTTTTTAGGCAAAACATAGTCTCATTCATTTCAGTTTCATCAACTGATTTTGACATTTATATATCAAAATATTTATTTAATTATTTAAATAAGTATTTAAAGACTTTAAATAAGTGTTTAATATAAATGTCTTCGTTTACTGAAACAAAAACACCTGTTGAAAATAATGGTTCCGTTAAAACACAATCTGCTCCAGTACAAAGTAATACTAACACTAATACTAATACTAATAATACAAATATTCGTCTTCCATCTGATTTAACTAATCAACATGCTTCTAAATTAGCAATTGTTGAGGATAAACCTATCATGCTTGATTATTGGGTTTCTTCATTAGAAAAGAAAGCACTTATTGGTGTTAGAGAGAATGGTGAAAAGTTGTTAGTTAAATCTGCTGAAGAATATACTAGTCCTATTGCCAAATTTTATAAATCTGCTACTGAATACATTATTATTACTGAAAATTCAATTTATATTGTTAGTGCTGATATTCAAACAAGAAAACTTGCTTAAAATAAAATCTATTTTAATTATATATGTCAAATAGATTTAGAGCATATGGAACTGGTTCAACATCATACGGACAATTTTGGTTTGGGGGCAACTCATTTCCAGGGTTTCTCTATAAGAAAAACGTTGGTGTAGGAGGTCGTCGATCAACAAGAATGATACCTGGCGGTTCTACTATTACTAACACGTATCAAGACGTAAACAACAGCTACATTCCAGGATCAGGCATAGGATCATCTAATATTGCTGTAAGACGCGCAAAAATGATACATTCAACAACTTGTATAAATAATGGCCAACCTTGTGGTAGATTTTATCCTCAATTAGGTCAAAATCAATTAGCTGTTAGCCCTTATTCAAATTCTAACTAAATAATTTTATTTTAATTTAGAATAATAATAAATTAAAATAAAACAAAATATGAGTATTCATAATATATTGTCAAAAATTACGAATATGTATATACCAAACTATATTACACCTCAGCCTCTAATGGAAAAAAAAAGTATTTTAACAACAATACATAATAAAAACAATTCCGAACCAATATCTATAAAAAGAACTAATACACTTACATGTAATGAATGGAAAACAATTATCGGACAAAAAACAGGAAAACAATATACAGTTAAAAATGAAACATAGTTTACTAATTATACCATTATCTAAATATTTTCACTATAATAATGAATAAAGACAGTTTTTTCATCACTATTTAATCTCTCAAGCACTAGAATTAATAGAGAAAATGCGCGTCTATAGTCATTTTCTTTAATATAACTTGTCTATTTGTTCTTTCGACATTTGTATATATAATTTATTATCAGTTGTCATTTATATTTATTATAAATTTTTATATTTAATATGTTTTATTAACAATAATAAATTACTAATATTGGAATTTATTATTTAGAGCCTTCTACGAGAATTGAACTCGTGACCTTTAGTTTACAAGACTAATGTTCTACCACTGAACTAAGAAGGCATACATGTATTGTTGTACACAAATATATATCATATATTATCTTTAAGTTGTTTTTTTATAAAAATATATTATATTATAAAATGAGAAAAAATAAATATATTAGTAGAAGAAGAAAAAAGACCAATAGAGCTACTAAAAGAAAAAATAAATTTTTGAAAAAAGGTGGAACAATAGAAGTAGATATAAGACAAATACTTCTAACAAAACCTATTATTAACGCAATAAAAGAATACGACACTAACAAAACAATTAATTTAGATGACTTCAAATTAAGCAAAGGAGAACAAGGTTTTAATCTACCAAGAATGGATCGTATGATGATAGCGAACTTAGATGAACTAGAACCAGTTGAACTCAAAATAGCTAAAACTGTTGATGGAAAAAAAATAGGAACAAAAATAGATGGTCAAATGAAACAAATGTATGAAATACTTAATGGCAGACATAGAGTAGCTCGTTCAATAATTGATGGTAGACAGTTTGTAAATGCGAATATAATCTAATAATGTCTTAGCGCAATTTTACACATATTTGTACAGTATAAATAAGGATCAATATCAGCACCAGGTCTTCTATCTTCTAAGTAACCACACTTGTTTTTAAATGTATCATTTGGAACTCGAATAGATGTGTTGCGTGTACCTATTCCCCATGTAAATGTATCCCATTTAGCAGTCTCAAATTTTCCAGATAATCTTTCCTTATTTTTTTCTGAACAACAACCAATTAGATCTAAATGTTTTTCTTCAAATCTTTTTACATATTGTTCTATTACAGAATACCCAGTATCTTTACTACGTGTTGAAAATGTACTAAAATTAACATGACACCCTGATCCACTAAGAGATTCATGAATTTTTGGTGAATATAAAACTACATAATCATGTTGCTCAACAATAGTTTCTAGAATAAATCTAGCAACATATAATTGATCACAAACATTTAATCCTTTACCAAATAGTTGAAATTCCCATTGATGAGGCGACACTTCAGAGTTTATTCCACTAAGCGTTACTCCAAATATATTACAGAACTCTACAAAGTTACCAATAATAGTTCTTTCAGTATAATTACGATTTGTACCACAATATTCATTTTTTCCTGAAATTTCATTAAAATTAATGGTACGATTATTGTATTCTTTTTTAGGAAACAGAAAAAATTCCTGTTCTAGTCCAAACCATGGATCTTCTTTTAATACTTCTTCTCTACTAAAATATTCTTCTGCTTTTTTTCTATGTGATAATGGTGTTCCATTATTATCGAAAATATCACACATAGCAATTATATTTTGATTTTCTGGATTACTTATGTATACAGGCTTCAAAATTATTTCCGTATTTCCTTCAATTGAAGCCTGACCTGTTGAAGAACCATCATAATTCCATTCAGGAACACATAATATGTTGAATTCACGATTATCTAAACCATTCAAATAAATAACTCTTTGTTTTGTTCTCAAATTTTTTCGTGAGTCTAACCATACGTAATCGACATATTTTTTAGACATAATATAAATATTTATAGTATGTCTTTAATATATTTTCAAAAATCAACTTTTTTTAGTTGTTCTACAACTTCTTTCGATAATTTTTCAGGAAATTTCACATTAAATTGAATAATCATATTACCTGTTGTATTATCTCTAGTTAAACCAAGATTAGGTATAACTTTATTGTGTCCGAAATTTATTACGTTGCCTTCTGGATTAGCTATGGTATACATCTTACCTGTAATATGCTTTATTTCAAATGAAAAACCACATAGAGCTTCTTTAATAGTTATGGTTTTTTCATAGAATAAATCTAATCCACGTCTTTTAAACTCTGTATTATTCTCAATATGAATACATATCTTAACGTCACCTTTATGTCCATTTTGCCCAATATTACCTTTTTCCCCTAATATATATATTTCTCCTTCATCAACTCCTTTGGGTAAATCAAAATAAATAGTTTCTTTTTCAAATGTTTTACTATTATTTTCTCCAGCAATCCATCTGTCTACCTCTATAGGCATTTTTGCCCCTGTTATACTTTTTCCATAGGTACTGTTACATTAATTATAATCGGTGTTGGTTTTGATATATTTTTAAACATTTGTATATTAACAGGGCGACCATTGTGAAACACTTGAACAAATGGTTGTTCTGGACCAAAACTTCCCATATGAGCAAATGGTGGCATATTTGAACCGAACCCAAATAAATTTGAGAAAATATGTTCCATTGGATCTTGTCCCATCATTGATACAAATGGATTGTTTTTGTTCATATCGTATTGAGATTTTTTTTCTGGATCACCTAAAGTCTCATAAGCTTCAGAAATTTTTTGAAATTTTGCTGTAGCCTCAGGACTTTTATTTTTATCTGGATGATATTCCATTGACAGCCGTCTATAAGATTTTTTAATTTCTTCTTGTGTTGCATTTTCTGGAACCTCTAATATTGAATAAAATGAATTGCTCATAATTATTTATTAATAAGATAAACTTAAATAGTATTTAACGTATATATATAATTTATGGATCCAGAATTATTATTAAATAAATATCAACCAAAATATTTTAATGATTTAGTATGTAATCCAGAGAATGACTTTATATCTGTTTTAAATACATTAGTAAACTTAAATAATTTAAATATACTATTTATAGGTGATGTTGGGACAGGTAAAACAACATTAATTAATTGTATTATTAACGAATATTATAAATCATGTTCACTTAATTTAATTAATGAAAATATATTATATATAAATTCTTTAAAGGAACAAGGAATAAACTACTATAGAAATGATGTTAAAATATTTTGTCAAACATGTTCTTCAATTCACGGAAAAAAAAAATTTATAATACTTGATGATATTGACCAAATTAGCGAACAAAGTCAACAAGCTTTTAGAAATTGTATAGATAAATATAGTCACAATGTTCATTTTTTGGCGTCTTGTTGTAATAGCCAAAAAGTTATTGAAAGTCTTCAATCTAGACTAATTATTATGAAAATTAAATCTTTATCAATACATAATTTAAGAGTTATTTTAAGAAATGTAGCTAATAAAGAAGGACTTAATATCGATACACAATGTGAAGATTTTATACTTAGTATATGTAATAATAGCACAAAAATGCTATTGGGCTATTTAGAAAAAATTAAGCTATTAAACGAAAATGTTGATATTAGTTTAGTTACAAATATATGTACAAATATAAGTTTTTCATTATATGACATATACACTGACTTATTGCTATCTGAAAACTTAAAAGCAACAATTCAATTGTTATATGATGTTTATGATAAGGGATATTCAGTTATGGATATACTTGACAATTTTTTTTTATATGTTAAAATAACTAATAAACTTACAGAAGATCAAAAATACAAAATTATTCCAATTATATGTAAGTATATTGTTGTTTTTCATAATATACATGAAGATGAAATTGAATTGGCTTTATTTACAAATAGTATAATGAAAGCGATTAAAAAAAATAATTTACTCGAATAAAAATATTTGTAATTTATAGATGTCATCACAAATATTTAAAACTCAAATTCCATTAGACATATTTTATAATTTTTTAGAAAAAATATCATTAAAAAATGATAATAAGTATGTGATTAACAATAATTGTTATAAAAGAGGAATTTATAATGAAGTCATACAAACATTTTTAGAAAACTGTAAACAATATTATTATATTTCTAAAAGAAAATACATTGAACGAAAATTAACTTATAGTTCTTTTTTAACAATCATAAGACAAATATGTAATTCACATAAAATTACATATACATCGCAAATTAAATATGATAAATCATCATATGAAATAGTCTATTATATAACTAATTCATTAATTTCTAATCAAACTCCATTAACATCTTAACCATATTTTTAAGCATATTTATATCCAATTTGCTATTATCGTACCCTGTAACTTCGTAACTAAAATCCATGTTAGTTTCAAAAAATTCATAAGGTAATAATGCTGTATCGGTTTCACTACTATAAATATTATTATAATTGTATAATGTTACATTACATAATTCTGAACCAAATGTATAAAACAAAAAACTAGTTAGTCCCTTAACTGATTGTGTCTTAAAATGAAAAGGAGCATATTGATGCTTCTTTGTATCGGGTCTTTTGCCAACAGCATAAAAATAATCATCTACACCATCGTAATAAATAAATACTCTTGTATCTATATCGGTTTCTTTATTTGGTCTGCCATCTATACTTTCAATAGCCCAAACCATTTTACTTTCAAATTGTAGTTCACTATCAAGATAGTCTGATGCTTCCATAAATTCGGTCATTATTATTACCTTATTTTATAACAAGTCTTTAAGTTCTTATAAAATATTTATATCCACCAAGTACGTCCCCCTGTTTTACATTCAATTCCTTTCTTATATATATTCATTTGTCTTACTTTATATAGATTTTTATACCAACTATTTACAAACATTTTTAAGTCATCTTTTTCTTTTGCTATTTCGTTTAGATAATTCATATATGTACTTTTACAATATTCTTGAATTTCAATAAACGCAAATACTAGAGCCTCTAAGTTTTGTTCATTAGCTTTTTTATTTGGATTAAGTTTTGCTTTATATAAAATTTCGGATCCCCAAGCAACTCCTATACCACTTATTTGACTTTGATCTAATAATAATGAACCCAACATCTTTCTTGTTGTACTCCATTTATCTATTATTTTTAGAAATTCTTCTTTATTCATTGTTATAAAAGATGGTCCAAGTTTATGACTAATTTTATTTATCATTACTTCATTATTTATTATAGAATAATCACCATAGCAAAACCCAAATTGTTTTTTTGTTAGTTTGTTAGTATTATCATCTATCTCTAACTTTCCAGTTAGTCCAAATGTATATTCTTCGATATAATCTCCGTAGTCTATAAAAAGCTGTTTACCATGACATGACACTTCCAAGTGAGGATAATAGCGTAGAATTGCCTCACTTAAAATCCAAACTTCTGGACCCTCTGGCATTATATAATTCATATTATTATTTTTATATAATACCTAATTCAAAATATTTATTGTGAAAGAAAAAGTAAAAATTATTTTACAAAATAAAAGAATTGAGTCATCAAGCATATTTAAATCGCAAAGCAAAATAAAATTTCCAATATAATAATATAATAATATAATAATATAATAATATAATAATATAATAATATAATAATATATTAAATAAATATTATTATATTAAATAATAAAATGTCATCTAATCCTTACAATCCACAATGGTTAGGATTTGCTCCTGCTACTGATAAACAAATTATGGGTGGTTCAGCACCTTTTGTATATAATTATATGTCACACGATAGTCAGTCTTGTATAACAGCAAAATCATTATTTAATTCAACGCATTCTGCTATGTATACACCTGACAGCATTGTAAGGTCTCATCCTGGCGCATCAGTTATTCAAAGTGCAACTTTGAAAACACACGAAAACACGATACAAAATATATGTAACCCAAGTTTCAAAATAGATACAAATATCAATTACAATTCTCTTGGTATGCCAAATCCATCATTTTCTGGATTTTCTTAAAATATAAATTAATTAAATAATAAATAAATTAAATAAGTATTTAAAGAAAATTAACTAATAATCCCTATAGGGATAATGACAACTACTATAAATTTACAAGATTTTTTATCTTCTAAAAGAATTTTACATAATGAAACACATTGCGAATATAACAACGCATTAAGATTTTTTATTGAAAATCAAGATAATGCTGACATTATAACATATGAAAATACAAGATATTTTTCTCTATTAAATGTTAGTGTTTTAGAGAGAGATGCAGATGGTAATTTTTTTTATCAATTTAGTGTGAAACGAGATGGTGATATTATTGACAACATTTGTTATGAAAGTATAAGTGGTATACCCGCTCAATTGAGTTATTATATAGGAGGTGATAAGTATATGCCAGAAGAAGTAGATAAGTTTGTTATTGCGTCATCCATGTATCATGATTTTCAGATAAGGGTTACTTTTTTAGATAAACAAACGACAAATGATGAATTTAAAATACTTTCAAGATATTATTTGGTAAATACAGATGATAGAAAAAAATTAGCAACAAATAGAGTAGAAACCGAAAATAACATTTATATGAATGGTATGTGTGTAAGAAAGGTTTAAAAATTTATATAAAGATAATTTTATATAAATTATTATTGAGATGGATGACGAGTTTGGAACATTCTATAAAATAAAATTACTTTACAAAACAACTCATTTTGAAAAAGCAGTAGAATATCATTTGTCTAAAGAAAATGATTGTTATTATTATTATAAATTTATTGATAATGAATTAGTATATATGTCTAATGAATTTAGGTCAAATCATATGATTAAAAATATTTATCATATAATGCAAAATATAGAAAAATTAAATGATGGCAAAATTAAAAAATATATGATATTTTCTCAATTAGAGTTGGAAATTTTATGCGATTATTTAAAAAAAAATAATATACTACACAGAATTAAAATAGAATATGATAAACATAAAACATATGACGAGTATTTTTTATATGAAGAATATATTTCTATGGATAAAGGAATGTATTTTAATAGAACTGGTTTAGATTATGAGAAAAATAAAATAATGAATATTTTTAATTTATATATTGAAGTGTATAAAGGGTTTACAAATTTATTTGATAAAAAATATTTATACCAAAATTCAGATATAAAAACTAAAATAGAAAAACCTAAGTTTGGAATATATCTATATCCTATTGGAAGGCTTATAAATACAATTGGATCTTCATATTAAAAATATACCGCCAATTCCAAAAAATCAACTATCTCCTTGGACTGAAAATAAAATAGAATCAGATGATAATATATTAATATAAAGATATACTAACAAATATAAATAATATGAATGAACCAATTATAAACTGGACAACTGAATTAGGTTCTAAACTAATTAAAGAGGTTAAAATTGAAATACCACCTTTTATAACTCAAAAACAAAAAATATGTTTAAAATGCAATCAAAAATTTACTTATAAACGAAATGATGAAGATGAAAAATTCTTTCGTCAATTTGCTTCATTAAAAAAAGGGAACTTAAATTTTTGTTTTTATTGTGATGAATTAGATGATAAATTCTCAGGGTGTAAATCATTTGGTAATATCTGTACCTGATATATGAATTACAAGATTAACTTTATCCATTTAGAATACTAATGTAATAAGATAAAAATGTATAATTAATATTTTTTCTTTTTTAATGTTTTATTATTTTTTCTTTTTTTACGTTTGCTTTTTTTATTTTTTCTGTGTCCTCCCTTTTTTACAACACTATTTAATATACTAACAACTTGATTATAAATTTCATCACTATTTGCTATTGTATATCCTTGACTTTTATAATCATTTTTCCATTTATCGCTTTCCTTAGTTATTTCTTTACTATCACATTCCCTCCTAATTTTGTCACAAATTAGGCGTATAAATTTTTCGTTATCATTTATCATATCATTCATTGCCATTTCATCATTTATTAAATGTTTAAAATCTTCTATTAAATCTTCTTGTAAATAACGAACACATTTTTGTTTTAAAAGTTTTTTATCATCAATATCAATATAAAATTTATAATCAGCGTGAAAGTCATAATATAAATCTGGATTCCACCATGGATGATTATTTAGACCCACAAATATAATTGGAATATTTTGTTTTTTAGCATTATCTATATAACTATTAATATATTCTTGATAGGCCACATCATCTATTATATTCCATTCTGTTTCACCATAATATTCTTTTATAAATTCATCCCTCAAATCATCAATATCTTTTACAATTATTTTATTACCATATAAATCTAATAATTTTTTTCCTAAATATGATTTACCTGAACCAGATGCACCTGATATATGTATTATAGGATTAATTTTAACCATTATATAATATAATATAATAAAAAATTGAATTTTTTATTTGGAAAATAGCAATCATTAAATTATTATAATGATGAATATATGAAAGAATATGGTATATGTTATCACTTAAAACATTAATAATCTCCACCACCATTATTACCATTCATCATACAACTGTATTCAAACAATCCAGGTTTTAAGTCGTCTTCTGCTTCTTCTACTTCTTCGTCATCTGAATAATCTTCCAATGGATCTCTCCATTCTTTTATTTTTCTCTCTAATTGCTTAACAAATTCCAAATAAAACATACTTATTTCTTCTTTTATATTTTTGTCAGCAAAATGGACGTCAATACTTATGCTATGGTCTTCATGTTCAACTAAAAATACCAATTCATATTTTGTTTCATTTTCTTTATATTCAATAACACTACCGCAAAATCCTCCACCTTGACCACCATTACCAGTTGCCCAAAGTTCTTGGGTTTCTTTATCGTATATGCTGTCAAATAGTTCTAAACATTCTTTCAAATAATAATTATCTGGTTGCATTTCATCGTTTTTACTAAAATACTTTTTGGAAACAAAATTAAATTTCATTGTTAATAAGTTCTTTGTATTATATATTAATTGTTATTTAGGGTTTAAAACATTTCAATTTTTTTACACCTTTGCACATTTACACCTTTTAACATTTACTACGAAGTGAAACGCCGATTTTTTTATAAAAATTGATTTATAAAAAAAATGAAATAAATTTTCGTTGTATTACAATGCTAATACTAACGTGAGAATGTTTAAAATTATTCAATTAAATGATTTTAGTTATCCTGATAGTTTGGGTCTATTAACAAACAACCCATTGTTCAAAAGTGAAAATTTTGAAAGGACATTAGTAGGCAAAGGTTTAACCGATGTTTTAGATTTAGAAAAGCGTTCAAGTTGGACACATAAATTAACATTTTACATATATACATTTCCTAACGAAGTATCGCAATTTATGGAACAAAATAATATTTTAACTTACAAAGATGGAATGAAATACGCATCTTTTAGATTGATAAAATATGAAGAGGGATCTGCAAAATTATTAAGAACAATTTTATTCATTATATAATTGTATATATTAGTAAGTCTTTACACATTTACACATTTAAACGCCGATATTTATACAAAATAAACATTAATCTGTATGAATATACGTTAAAAATAACTTAAAAATAACTTAAAAGGTTATATATAATTATAATATAATGGAAAAACTTATAAAAAATATAATAGATACTTATAAAAATCCCTTAATTTGGAAATTTAATGGTATAAATGGAAATAGAAAATATATGTATGGAGAATATGATGAATTAAAAGAAACATTTTTTGTTTTTTATAAAAATGATAATGAATATTTTATTGACATAGGTTGTTGTTATGAATATGGAGACAATGATTATGGTCGTTTTGATTTTTTTGGGTATGATTTTGAAATAAAAAGACAAGTTAAATTGAAAACTGATGAAAATAATATTTATAAAAGTTTATTTAAAGAATTAAATTCAATTAGTTATATTTTTGGAAATTATATTGATGATTATGAAATATTGAATGAAAATGGATGGATAGAAGATTATGAAAGCATAATAAAAAAAGACGATAAAATAATTTGGTATGCTATAAACAAAGATTTATTTTTTATTAATAGTGATGAAAAAATAAAATTTATTAATGAATTTATTTTAACATTATAGATAAAAAGTAGGCATTTTACACCCTTGAAGATTTAAAATGGGACATAAATATAAAATTGAAATTGTTTTTTAATTTTATATCATAAAATTAAAAATTAAATAATGAAATATTGTAATCATCAAACAAATATATTTCAAGAAGCAATTAACCATTGTCGATGGAAAAAAACATTACATTCTATTCTTAAACAAATAAATATTGTTAATTATGAAAATAAAACATTTGAAGAAATAATTTTTGAAATTTATAATATTTGTAATAACGTTAAAGGAGTAGGAATACTTACTATTTATGACATAACATCGGCGATATGTAGATATTACAAAATAAATATTGATAAAGTATATATTATTGGTAATGGACCTAAGAGAGCAGTTAAAATTTTAAATATAAAAATAAAAAAACATAAAATAAATGATAAAATTAATTTAAATTTTGTTGATATTATAGATGTAATAAATGCTTTTGATATAAATAATTATGAATTAGATGAAAACATCAGAAACTCTAAAAATGGAGATATATTAGAAACTTATATTTGTAATTGGCAAAAAACAAAATAAATGTCCCATTTTAAATCTTCAATGGTGTAAACTAAACTGGCCCTCAAGTATTATACAATTCTTGGTTAATGTTTATGGATTTTTATGGTGATAATAAAATAAACATAAATATATATGCACTTTCTCATGGTCTCTTTTACAAAGAAGATGAATACGAACCTGATAGAAAATATTTATACAAATATTTAATGAATTTGTTAGTTGATAAAGTGTTTGAAGAATAATTTTATTTATACAGCACTCAATAATTCAATATTTTCGTATTTTGAATTATTGTTATTTTCTTTTACAAATTGTTTTTCATTTAATAATAATCTAATCGTATAAATAGATGTTAATTCTGAATATATTACTTTAAGTATTGCAATGTCTAATTGAGAAATAGTAA